CCCGGTCAAGGTTGCCCCCTCCGCCCGATCCTTGACAATCTGACGCGATAACCGCCCCGACATTGTCGGGGGCTTGCCCCCATGCCGCGCCCCTAGGTGCGCCATGGCTGGCCGGTTTCGCCCATGCCACGGCCCGCGCCAGACGCGGCGCCCGGCCACGGTCGAAACCCGCGCCCCCGACAACCGCGGCGCCCGCGTCAGATACCCCCTATCAGTGACCACCGCACCTAAGCGGTGGGCCACGTCACCCAAGTAACGCCGAGCCCGTCCCCCATGCCAAGGACTGGCCCGCCGCGTAGCCCATACCCCGACAACGCCAGCGAGCAACGCCAGCACACCGGGCACCGTAGCCAGACCCTGTAACGGGGCGATGGCCAGGTGCGCCGATGCAGCGCCAGGCGCTCACGTTGTCACCCCAACCGCGCCCAGTTCCCTGCCCGATCTTCGACGATCAGGTACAGCTGCGCCCGGTGGGGTCTGGGAGCGCGTCGGGATATTCGACAGCGGACAGCAGACCGGCAAAGCGTGAAACAGTGATGTGGTGGCACCTCGTATGGGGCCTGGGCAATCCGGGCAGGGTCACTTCCTGCCGGCAGCTCAAAGGGCTCTGACGCCAAAGTGCCAGCGCATGACCGATGCGTCAACGGTCCCCCTAGGGTCGGTCACGGGGGACGAATCTGCAAGCGTGGGAGTAACACGCCATGACCTGGTTTCGATCAGGCACCCCGACAACGTCACCGACGTTGTCATGGCCGGTGGCCATGCCCTTGTCAGGGCTACAGCACACAACACCGTCCAAACCTTCCCCATTGCCCAGCGTGCTGGGCAGACCTGAGCGCATTCCCGTAGTGCGCTCAGGTCTGGTGCGTCGTCGCAGACGGCGTGGCCAATGCCTGTCCCTGCCCTTGAACGATGACATCGACCCTGTCCCTGACAACGACGTTGTCGGGGGGGCTCTGATGACGGCTATGCCGATGTGCTCTGACGTTGTCGGTGCTATAGCAAATTGGCATAGCCGTTGTCGGGGCTCAAAAACGGGGGCAGCCCTGAGTTGAATTTGTAACTGAACCCACATCCATAACTGGAGGCCAAACCATGTCCAAACGCAAGATCGCCCAGGTCGGGCACGCCACGGTGTACCGCGACGCCGAGTGGGGTGAGTACGTCGTCATGACGCCCGATCAGCGCCAGAACCCGGCACTGTTCGGCGACGGGTACCACACCGACGACCGCGGCGATGCCATGGCCAGCGCCCAGAACATCAGCGACCGCTGGGCCAGTGCGCAGGCTGTGCCCGCCTGACGGTTACATCTTGAATTAACCGACCGGTCGGTCGGGTAACTACACCCCTGAAATTTTTTCGCGATATGAAATTTTGGGGTGGTTTTGTAACAGATCCCCCACCCAAACCAGCGCCCGCATTGGGCCAGAAACTGGAGGCCAAAGTGTTCTACATCCTAAAGCCAGACAACGTCAACGACCCACACCCGGTCTTCACCCGGCACGGGCGCCTGAGCCACAACCTGACCCGTTGCCTGGCCACCGCTGCCAAGGTCAAGGGTCGGGTGTACGAGACCAACGGCGCGGGCAACACCCTGGTCAAGGACTTCTGGGTTGACCCCGTCCCGCAGCCCACCGTCCCGCCCAAGCTGCGCCGCATGCAGCGTGCCGAAATGGCCCTGTTCGGCCGCCTCCTTTGACTTATCCACAGGTTGTGCACAGGTTGTCCACACAAACGCAACCTCGACAACGTCAGCGTGCCCCGACAACGTCAAAACCCCCGTACGTGAGTGGGCACTAACCACCCAAGCCTGAATCTGTTGCTTGCAAGCGACATTACTGCTCAGTTCACGTCTGAACCATGCAGTTCAAGTGCTTGGGTACCTTCGGACAGATCTCCATTTCGCCTTGATCTCAGGGGACTTTTTTTCTCGACCCTTACGGTACCCAAAGCTGGAAAAATCGACCTCTTTTTCTCGTTTCACAATATGAAATGAACTTTGAATTTTTCAGACCTTCCTTGGGCAAAAGTTGGGTACCGCTAGGGTCTGAAAATTTTTTACCTGTAAGATCAACGCCGAAACCTGTTTTGTCCGAAGGTACCCAACCGGGGACCTTGTCTCGCCGAAACAAGTTATCCACAGGCCCGCATTGGGCCGCCCTTTAGGAGTTCAACATGCACCGCACCCTTGCCACGCCCGTGGCCACGCTCCCCTGCGCCCTTGACCCCCGCTCCCCCGACAACGTCGAGGCCTTCCTCACCGGGCTGAACACCGCCGTCCGCGCCGCCCTCCCCAAGGACCCGGTCTCACCCGCCGTCATCGAGCGGGTCGAAACCCACGCCCTCACCCCCTACACGGGGGCCGACACGCCCCGCGGCCACACCACCGTGGCGGTCCTCGACCTGGGTGCCAAGCACCCGCCCTACGCCCGCCACCGCGTCACCCTGCTCCGGGGGCACTCCGGGCGCCTGCAAGTCGAGATCGAATCCTTTCTGCCGCACGACCAGCAAACCCCGGCTCGAATCGAAATGGGTCCGGTGGCCAAGACTGTGCGAACCCTCGCCAAGCTCGGCCTTGACCCCGCCGGTCTCCACGACAAGGTCCGCCTGCCCCGCATCGAGGACTGGTTCGAGTACCGCGACGACTTCCGCACCGGGCTCATGGCCCTGGGTCTGGCGCAGTGCCTGCCGGTGATCAAGGTTGAGCCGGTGCACGATGCCCCGCGCACCCCTGCCGGCCACGGCCTGCCCATCGACTTTGTGGGGGAGTGAACCATGGCCAAGATCACCCACCTCCCCACCCCGAACCACATCGAGGTGCTGCTCCACTGCCACGTCTCGCCTCGCAAGCACCCGGGCTTCAACGCGCCCGCCGTCAGGGAAGCCCTCGAAGAGCTGCGCGACTCGGGCCTGATTCACCCGGAGGAGGCCAACCCCCTCTCGGGCATCTACCACACCACGGCCAAAGGTGACGCCCACGTGCGCCAGCTGTGCAACCTTGCCCTGCCCAAGCAGGCTTGGGTGGGCGCCGACGGCAAGCTCATCGACAAACCCATTTGCTGAGGTCAACCATGCTCACACGCCAAGAACTCACCCCCGGCCTGCGCTGCAACTGGATCGGGCAATCCGAGCGCCTGATCTACATGGGCACCCGGCACTACCCCGGTGACCGCCGCACCTGGTTCCAGTTCTCCCTCGTCGGCGAAGACCCCGCGGTCTGTTGGTGCGAGGTGCTGGAGTCCGACCTCAGCGGTTTCGAGATCACCAAGGAGTGAATCGTGAAATACAGCGAATACCTGAAGCTGGTCAAGGCCCACACCGTTGCGCCGGATGAGCTAGGCGATTGTGTGTTTGCTCCGAACCGCAAGTCCCACCCGATCTGCTACGCCAACGGGGATGTGCGGTATTTCGTCACCGGCGTTGACGGGGCCAAGCACTACCACCGGGTCAACTGTGCGATCGACCTGGAGCTGCGCTTGCTGCGCGAGAAGCTGCCGGTGACAGCGCCGGTGCACGCCATGTACCCCGCGCAGTTGGCGGCTGTCCTGATGCACCAGACCCCCGGGTTGGAGCTGCACTACCACCGGGAGTGGAACCAGGTGGTGCGCCACGAACTGCTGGACAAGTGGATCGCTGAAGCTGAACTGGAGGAGCAATCGTGAAATACAGCGAATACCTGAAGCTGGTCAAGGCCCGGCTTCCCCAGCGGGCCCCGAACACGTTCATGGGCAGCATCTGCAACGCCAACAGCGGGGCCATGACCTTTGACGCGAGCAGGGAGGCGCTGCGCCACTACGAACGCCTCGACAGCGCCATCAACACCGAACTGGAACGCTTGGAGAAGGTGACCGGGTGCACGCATCTCGCCCTCTACCCCGGGCTTCTGGCGCTGGAGCGCGGGGTGGTCGACCACTGGTCCAAGGTTGAGAAGCTGGACCTTGGTTGGCGCCAGCAGGTGCGCCACGAGCTGCTGGACAAGTGGATCGCTGAGGCCCAGGCCGAGGAGGCATCGTGACCAAGTGCTTCCTCTGCATCGGTGGCGACACGCTGGAAGACGCCGAGGCCCACGACTCGATTGCGGATGCGGTGAACTCGTACCGCCTCTACACCGAGGACGTGCTGCGCTTTGACGACACCTGCCACGACGCCAGCATCCACATCCCCGACAACGACAAGGTCAGCGTCGCCGCGCGGCCTGATCCGCGGGACCGGTTGGGCGAGTACCCCGACTACGTGTTGAGCATTGGACCCCGTGGAGGGGTCAGAAAGGAACGGACGTGAGCACCACCCAACTCTTCCTGTTGATGACGGCGATCTACGTGTCGCCCCGACTGAGCGACAGGGTGGGGGACATGCTTGCCATCTCGTGTCTGGCGCTGTCTGCTTTGTCAGGCCTCGTGGAGGTCCTGAAATGAGCACCAAATGCCCATGCTGCGGCCACCGCAGCTTCCAGGTTGTGATTCGCCAGCTGGCGGACGTGACCTTCACCGAAGACGGTGACCACGAGGTGACCGATGGACCCTACGGGGATCTCGATTTCGACGACGAATCGTTCGTCATCTGCAGCGGGTGCGGCTGGTGCGTCCGGCTGATTGATGCTGATGAAGGAGAAAGAACGTGACCACCACCGCCGAACTTCGCCCCGACAACGACTTCGCCAACCTGATGGACATCGTCTACAGCGGGGAGGGTCCGATGTCGCACCCCCAAGAAGTCATCGGCCGGGCCCTGACCCAGTTCATCGAGCGAGAGGCGCAGCTCGCGGCGCTGCGCCGGGACCTTGCCATCTCCGGCGCCATGCGCTGGCCGTGGAGCCAAGAGGCTCCGATCTCTCTGCGAATCGAAGCCCGGGTGGGCTGAAAGGAACCAACATGAGCAAAACCTACACCGTGCTGCTGCTGCGGCCGGACTACATGGCCGACTCCTACGGGTCGGACACCTTCATGACCAGCGTCGAGGCCAAGGACCCGGTCGAGGCGCTGCACCTGGCGCGCGAGGAGGTGATCGAGTGCGACCACGAGGACGTGGACGAGTTCCACGAGCACCACGAACCCGAGGACTACCTGTGCCTGCTGCTGATCGAGGGCCAGCACGAAGACATTAACCCGGAGCGCTGACATGGACATTGCAACTATCGAGGCCATCGGCCAGTACATCGTCGGGCCCCTGGCGATGGTGGCGCTTTTCTGGATCGTCATGAGGAGCTGACATGCTGACCACCAACCAACAGATGGAGATCTATCGCCTCGCCTCGGTGATGGCGACTTCCCGGGTCATCCGGTACAGAGCCTCGAAGGGGCTGATCAGCACGGTGGCCGAAGGCCAGGCCCAATCCCGGGCAGAACGTGCCGAGCGCGAACTGCTTGTCTACATCGACTCGCTCGGAGATTCAGGGCGACCTTCGCACCCCGACAACGAGCACGCCAGTCACTATTGGCGGAGTCTTGTGGAGATCGCCAAAGGAGACGCGCCATGCGAGTGATCATCCGGGGCCTGCCCCACTTCGGCCACGTCCAGATCCACGAGGTGGACGACCTCGACGCCTTCATCAACGAGCATGAGCTGCGTGTCCGCAGGCACGTAGTCATGTCGGACTACGAGGGACACTACTTCCGCCAGACCCCCGAGGGCCAGAAGCGCGTGATGCTGTACCTCGAGGGCGTGGAGGAGAACCGCCGGTTGCTGACCGAGCGCTGCTTCAGGCCCAACGCGAGGCTGCACCTCAGCGCCCTCGTCATCTCCCTGAACGAACGCCAAGGCCTCAAGTCGTTCGGCACCTCCGGCCGCCTAGACCTTGGCCAGGGCAACTGGTACATGCTGGAGCCGAGCAGCGACCAGAGATGGGAGAGTCTGTGGGCCAAGGCCAAGGCTGCCCACGAGGAGCAGGTGCGCCTGCAACGACTTGCCGAGGAGGCCGAGGAAGCGAAGCGCGAAGAGATTGACGAACTCATCAGCGGCATGGGCTACGACGAAGTCCTGCGCCGTCTCACAGGAGGGTGAAATGAAGACCATCAGCATGAGCTATGACGTTCCCGAGTGGACCCGCTACTACGTCGAGGTCGAGGTCGACGAGGCCCTGAGCACGGAGGGGCAGCGTGAGCAGATCATCGAGAAGATCAGCGAGGGTGACTACAACGACTGCGGCACCAAGGTGCTGGGCAACGTCGCAATGTTCGACACGGAGTACAACTTCCCCGACGAACTCGGAGGCCCGACGTGATCACCGCAAGACTTCCGATGCAGGCCTCTCCCGAGATGCTGGCGGCGGTGGGCCGGGGGTACTGCGATGAGTGGCGCCCGTACCGAACACAGGAGGCCGCCAAGCTCTATGAGCTGATGGTCAAGGCGCACCTGCAGAGCCAGGCGCCCCCGAAGCCCGTCATGTACTGCCCCCACTGCGGAGGCACGGGCCTGTTCAAACTTGGCATCGTTTGGGATGCCCAGTCCACTGAGCCGACCGACACAGACAACAAAGCCCAGCTCGACGAATGGCAGTGCTTCTGCGGCCAGACGTTCTGGGTCTGATTTCCAACCACCAACCGAAAGGAGAACCAACGTGAGAGATGAACGCAACCACCCGGGAGGCAGCGGATGAAGCCCAAACGCAACCTCACCAACACCGAGCTCACGGAGCTGGCGATGTGTCTGGAGAACGAGGGGAAGTTTTACAGCAGCTTCATCAACCTCAAGTCCGCGGGCGTGGCCTACAGCCTGATCCTGACCCACACCAAGCTCCTCAGATTGGCGGGGCATATCCCCTACCACGAGTCCGGGGACGAGCGTGAGCTGCTGCGCTACTACCTGGCCCAGACCTGGGAAATCAACCAGGTTCTGGACGACGCCAACAGGCGCCACATCGACGACCGGTACAAGGACTTCTACAGCCGCGAAGACGACTACGACCCCGACAACGTCAAGGTCAAGGTCCACGATCCGGAGCCGGCGTGGAAAGCGGTCACCGCCGACCTCTCGGACCTTGAGATGCGGGCGCTGGCCGTGTCTGCCGACTCGTACCAACTCCAGGGCGAGATCGCAGGTCACGCGGCCCGCGCTCAGTTCTTCCTCGACAAGGTCGAGGCCGCCCTGTCGGACGGGTTCAAAACCGCAACCACCACAGGCCGCATGTCTTCCAGCATGCCGGACTTTCAACAGCTCCCCAAGAGCAACCAACCCAAACCCGCCGACATTGGCACCACTTCGGAGTTCAACACCATGACCAAGATCATCACCATCCGCACCGTCACCACCGTCTCCACCGACGCAAAGGAAAATTCCGTCACGACCTACGTCAACGGCACCGACATCAAGACCCTGACCAGCGCCCAGATCTACGGCCTGATCAGCGATGCGGAAACCTTGGTGGACACCCTCTCCAAGATCCAGAACAAGCCTCTGCAGTTGCAGGCCGAGATCGCCGCACACAAGGACGGCATCGCCGCACTGGTCAAGCACCTGGACGAGCGCTTCCTGGCCGAGAACCCCGGCCACTTGCCGGCCAAGCCCAAGGCCGCCCGCAAGGCGCCGGTGAAGGCCGCTGAAGACCAGCAGACCCCCGCCGCCGCCTGATGTTGAGGGAGGCCGCTCACGGGCGGCCTCCAGCACCATGACCACGACCAACACCGAGAAACTGGCCGCGGACCTCAAGGCCGCGGTGATCGACGACCTGCAGCAGGCGTACGACATGCTGTACGAGGCCAGGGACCGCATCAGGGCCACGCGGCACTACGTGAGGGTACTGACCACGCCCAACAGCTATGCCGACTGCATGCTTGCCGAAGTCGATCTCGACGGAGACATCGGGGCCTTGGCCAGCGCGCTCATAGCCCTCAAGGGCTGACATCCCCCAAAAGGGGGACCTACTTTCGGGGTAGCGCCTGCTCACGGACGTTACACTTTTGCTTCCCCCGCATTGGGGATATTTCAACTGGAGTCCAACATGCTCAAGCCGGTCGAGTGTGACCAGATCATGGGCGTCGTCAGTCAGATGGCGGATCCGTCCACCCACCTGGAGAACTACGTTCTGCCAGGCCTCGCGTCCACGCTGCTTCCCAAGGGCAAGCTGCGGATGTTCACTGCCTCGCGCTACACCGAGGAGTTCATCAACCCCCACAGCCACCGCTTCGACTTCGCGTGCCTGGTGCTGCGTGGCCAGGTGTGGAACACGATCTACAAGCAGACCCAGAGCCTGACCAACGCGGCGAACCCGTGGACGGTGTGGGAAGTCACACCAGTGGACGGTGGACTTGGCACGTACAAGCAGCAGCTGCTCAGCAAGTTCTCGTTCTACGAGACGCAGACCAGCTGCCACGTGGCCGGGCAAGCCTACTCCATGCTGGACAAGGACATCCACTCGATCCGGTTCAGCCGTGACGCCGTGGTCCTCTTCATCGAAGGGCCACCGCGCAAAGACCATTCCCTCGTGCTGGAGCCGTTGAACGGGTTCCCCGACAAGGTCAACACCGTCCCCACCTTCAAGCCGCAGCCCTGGATGTTCCAGAAGGCCGCCAACTGATTTTCAACCCCGCCCGCATTGGGCATTTCAACTGGAGTCCAACCCATGAAGTCTTCCCGCTACCTCGCCCTGTTGAGCATGATCGCTGCCGGCGCCCGCGCGCCGCTGGCCGCCTTCCCCACGCTGCTCAAGCGCACGCCCAAAGAGCGCAAACCCCACCCGAAGATGGTGACGGCGCCTGCCGAGGAGATCCACGCCTGGAACAAGGGTGTGGATGCTGTCAAGCGCGAGAAGAAGCTGGCCAAGATCGAGCGCCGCCGCCTGGCCGCCATGCAGCTGGGCGTTGAGAACGCACAGCTGGGCACCCTGCGCCGCCTGGCAGCCGCCATCAAGCAGCGCATGTCCGATCTGGCCGCAGCACCCAAGCCGGCCGCCGACTGATCGGCACATGGCGCTGCTGCGTTGGCAGCGCCCACGCCCCTGCTGGTGCGGGGGCTACTGGTTCCCGCACCGCAAAGGTGGAGGCGCCTGCATCCACGGACCGAGGTCCGACTACTACCACGCCCTGCGCCACGGACTCGAGGAGTCCGAGGCCATGGCGCAGCTTTCCGTGGCGCAGCTGCGCCGCATGTACCCACTGGAGAACGACAAATGACCGATTGTAACTTTCAGAATTTGTAGCCAGTATGGGCCAAAAGGAGCGCACATGACTGAGCACAAACGGGCACGGAACTTCGATGACAAAACCGGTCACCGGTACGGGAGACTGACCGTGAGGAGCCTAGCCGACGCAGGAAAAGGCAAGGCCACCAAGTGGCAATGCGTCTGCGACTGCGGGGCAGAAAAGGTGGTCGCCGGAAGCAACCTGAAAAGCGGGGCTACGTCGTCCTGCGGCTGCCTGCAGAGGGAGCAATCCAAGGCCCGGTTTCAGACTCACGGCGCCAGCGGAACAAGGGAGTTTCAGGTTTGGGCCGGGATGTGGCAGCGCTGCACCAACCCCAAACACAAGGGCTACCAGAGGTACCACACGTTTGCGCCCCCTGACGTGTGGAGAGAGTTCTCGGAGTTCCTGCGGGAGATGGGGCCGGCCCCGTCAGTTGAGCACACCCTGGAAAGGGTGGACAACACGAGGCCCTACGGGCCCGGTAACTGCGTGTGGGCTACCCGGAGCCGCCAGGCTCGCAACACGTCCAGGACCATTTGGGTGTCGACGCCGGGCGGGGTTTCGAGCCTTCCGGATGCCTGCGAAAAGTACGGCCTTAAGTACGCCAACGTGAAGGCCCGGTGGTACCGATGGGGTGACATGGTCCGAGCGTCGGAAGGACGATTCGACATCTTTGAAAAGGAGTATTGACATGGTACGCATCTACTGCATTGACCTGAGCCCGGTACGAACCGACGGGCTCGTGGGTGGCTCGGACTGGTTCTGGGTCGAGGCCGACCGCGACGCCCGGCTTGCCGAATACGGCTACGACGGCACCCCCTTCGACCTGGAGGTGCCCGACTGGCTTACCGACGAGGAGATCACGACCCGCGTTGACGACGCTGCATGGGCCAAGGTCTACACACCCGTCGAGAACCACGTCCGCGTCTACCTTGGCCGGGTCAGTGGTGTCGACGAACCGGTGCTGTTCTACGAGTACGCCCCCGACAACGACAGCATCTGCCGCTTCCACATGCTCTGCGAGGTGGGGCAGCCGTGGGTGCCCAACGCGGCGCGCAAGCTGCAGGATCTCGCGAACCTGCATCACCACAAGACGGTGCAGGTCCTCGAACTGGCCCACGAGCCCTGGGTGGTGGAGGTGCTGCGATGACACCCCTGCAGGCACAACTGCCTTCACTCAAGAAGCGCTGCGCCTCCTTCCTTGCCGCCAACGGTAAGAGGCCAACCACCAAGGGTGGCGCGGCCCTCGTCCACGCCTTCTACTTCGGCGCCCTCGTGGCGCTGGGGGAGGAGACCAACCCGTACGTCACCCTGTGCCTGCTGTCCGGCCGGCACTCGGAGCTGTGCGACTTTTCGGAGATTCAACAATGACACCGACCTGGGACAAAGCCATAGACCTCATTGCCACCCTGGCCTCGGCGCTGGAGGCGTGGGTGGAGATCGCCGACGCCGAGGACCTGCGCCAGTCCGATCAGGACGCACTGATCGAAGCCGAGCAGTTCCTGCAGTCGGCCGGGCAGGAACACGGCTACTACTTCTACGCCATCTCCGGCCGCATCTGCGGGGACGACGAGGACACGACGCTGGTGATCAAGGCCGATGACCGCCAGGCGGCGCTGGGCGAATACCGCGACCAGATGCGGGACATGGCCGGGATGACGGAAGGCGAACTCGAACACCTCGAGGGCAACGGAGAGGGCCTGTTCGTCAACTCGATCGTCCGGTCCTTGACACCCATCGTGGAGGTCTGATGGCACCCCCCAGGAACCCGAACTCGAGGTCCGGTGTGATCCGGGCCGTGCTGCTGGAGAAGTACCCGGCCTGGGCCGACGCGAAGGAGATATTCACGGGCTACATGGCGAGGGTGAAGGACCACAACACGACGGTACGAGACGTGTCCGCGGCGCTCAGCCAAATGGAGAGCAGGAAGCAGGCCGAAGCGATGGCATTCAACGGGGCACGAGCCAAGTCGTACCGCTTGACCTCCACAGGGTTGGGTGCAGCGAAGGTCACGACAAAGCCGACCCCGACAACGCCGGCACCCTCGCCCGAAACTCCGCCCAAGGTTGTCGAGCAGAAGGCTGCTCCGCCCGCGCGCCCCGACATCGACCTCGGACCGGTCGTCGACCGCGTCATTGACCAGATCGTGGAGGCGTTCCGGGCCCACCTGGAAAAGCGCCTGTCAGACGAGCTGGAGCAGGTTCTGGCTACCCAGGCCTCGGCGGCACTGGAAAAACTTCCCCCGGCCCTGTTCCGCGAGCCGGCTGGGCCTTTGAAGCAGGTGACGATCGTCGGCCTGCTCGACAAACAGGCCGGGATGCTCCACCGGGAGTACCGCAAGGAGTTCAAGCTCCAGTTCGTGGCGAGCGACCACTACAGCGGCCCACGCCTCAAGGGTCTGGCCGCCAACAGCGAGGCCGTGATCGTGATGACCGATTTCGTCAAGCACGCCGTGGACGAGATCGTACTGAGCGTCGGCGGCAACCTCATCCGATGTCCGGGTGGCCTGACCTCCCTGCGGGAGAAGCTCGACGCCCTGTACTTGGCCGAGCCCGTTTAAGCAACCGCCCCGCATTGGGGCACTTTCTAGGAGTCCAACATGTTCCTCGGATACCCAGAGATCTCGATGGCGGAGATCAAGCGCCTGTACCGGCCCGGCGAGTTCCGCCACTGGTTCGATCCCGACACCCTTGCCTTCTTCGGCGAGATGCTGCCAACGATCGGTGTGCGCACCTTCCACGGCATCTATTTCATCACGGCCAACAGCAAGCCGGACGACACGACCCGCTACACGGTCCGACGCCAGGATCTGGAGCACGGCGACATCTCCACCGTGGGCTCGTACCGGCAGTACGAGCGCTTTGCCCAAGCCAAGGGTGCGCTGGTGGCGTTTCTCAAGGAGAAGGAGCGGGAGGACGAGTGCGCCAGTACGACCTGAAGACCCGCCCCGTCGGCGATTGCGAGCGCACTCGCCGCGCCCCGATGTACACGATCGCCGAAGCCTGCCGGGCCCTGAACGTGCCCGAGAACATGCACCGATACGTGGGCGGCAAGGCCCACGCGGCGCTCACCCCCAACTACCTCACGGGCTCAAAGCTGCCGCGTTACCCGCTGGCGCAGCTCAAGGCTCTCCTGACCAAGGAAGGAATCCTCAAATGAACCTCGATGACCTGTGCGTGCCCCACAAGCGGTCGCGCGCCCTCCTCCTCGCGACGACGCACTTTATCAAGGAGCTGGACGAGCACCTGTACCCCGCCGAGTTCGAGCTGGCCATGCGCAAGAACCGAAAGATCGCCGGTGATGCCAAGCACGTCAACTACCTGCACGACTACTGCGATGCGAACCAGATCATGCTGGACGCGCTCGCCAAGGTCTTCCCGAAGGCGGAGATCGACCCGACCGAGCACGGGGTCGGGCAATTCATCGACGAGGTCTACGCCCTGGCCACCAAATGGTGCGGTGAAGTATGGCGCTGACCACCGACGTCTTCGCCCGCGTCGACGGCAAGCTCGCCCGCTGGGATCTGGGCGAGCCCATGGACCACGTCGCCGCCATCGACCTCGTGATGGGTGTCGAGAAACCCCCCAAACCCGTGCTCGCCCTCATCGTCGGCGGGCTCCCAAAGGAGAAAGCAAATGCTGACCAAAGCTGATCACGACTTCATCACCGACCTGCGCAGCCGCGGCTGTGCCGTGGTGGTGTACACCCGCGCCGAGGTGGAGCGTGTGGGTGCCAAAGCCTGGGAGCTGGAGGAGGCCCTGCTGGAGAAGGCCAACAGCATCCTGGTCACTTGGGACTTCGACCACGACCTTGAGTTGACCTCCGAGGAGCTGGAGGACAAGCACGGGGACGAACACCCGTCATACCCCAGGAGCGAGTGGTTGGCCGAGGTCGGTCAGATCGAGGGCACCCCCGGGGACTACTGGCCATGGGTCTGGCTCCAGCTCGACAACGGACGGGAGCTTTCCTGATGGACCGCAAGTACCGCAAGGCTGACCGCGTCAACGTCTACGACCACATGGCCGATCACGACAACGGCGGCGTCCCGATCACCACCCTCAACGTCGTGCCCTACAGCTACGGGGGCATGGACTACTACGAGGTCGAGGGTGTTGTGCGCCCTGGGCGGATCGACCGCAACGACAAGACTGTCGACGCCTTCGTGGTGGCCGCAGGGCCAGGCTCGACCATGAAGATGGTGACGTCATGACCTGGCGCCAGCAATACGACCGGACCTACCAGATCCGCAACAGCAGGGGGACCCTCTGCTTCCTCAAGACCGACTCCAGCGACATCGCCGAGGACGTGCGCCAGATGGGCCGCCGGCGGGTTGTCTGGGTCTGGTCCCACGCCAAAGCCCAGTACGAAATCAAGGAGAGCACGTGTTCCGCAAGCCAACCATCCAAGCTGTGATCCACGACCAGATCTACGAGGTGCAGCGCGCCATCATCGAGCAGTCCGCCAAGACCGAGCATGCCCGCTCACTGGTCAAGGCCGCCGAAGCGCAGGACGCCTACCTGCAAGCCCGACTTGCCACCCTCAAGGCTCAGCTGACCGAGCTGCCGCTGCCCACCCCCGTTGAGTTTGGAGACTGACATGCCTGCATCGGAACTGCCCCCACTGCAGATGTGGTACTTCGACGAGTGCCCTCGGGGCCATGAGGAGTGGCTGACGCGAGTGCTCAAGGACTACGGCACCGCGGCAATGTTTGGGAAGCCCGCAGCGCCCGACCACTGCGACCCGTCCTGCACCAGTTACGACCTGGCTGCGATGGTCATGAGCGACTGCGGGCACAGCACCAACAACGAGCGGCTGCTAGACCGCATCGCCGCGCGGATCGACAAGCATGTCGAGAAGGTGTTGAGTTCCCTTCCGCCGCGGCAGGTGCCGGACAGTATTGAGCCTGAAGGCTGGTACGAAAGCTCCGAGCAGAGGCTGTCAGAACAGAGGTACTGTGACGGGTGGAACGCCTGCCGTACCGCAATGCTCGCATGCGCCGCGCCACTCACCGGCGGCGACGAGCGCCGACACCGCGGGGGTGACCGATGAGCTACCACTTCTACCTGCACGGCGGGTGGTTGGACCCGAACTACCGCCACATGAACGTCGAGCACATCGGGATCATCGAGATCAACGAGAGCGCGGGAAAGCCCAAGCGCCTCGTGTACTTCGAGACAAACCAGGGTTCCTGCGTGTCCCGGGAGTTGGGGGTGCCCGGGGAGATCCGCTTCAACGAGGACACCCTAGACCGCATCCCCGACAACGTCATGCGCGAGCGCTTTGAGAAGGCCCTGCCGTTCCTGAGGCAGCGCCGAACCACGCTCATCAGCCTTGCCATGGACGAGCGTCTGGGTGAGATCAGCCGCTGCGCCTTTCGGCGGGATGCCAACCGCCTGTACTGGAAGGCAGCCCACTTTCTGGACCCAGTGCAGTTTGCAACCGCCCCTGCCGAACCACTCTTTGGAGTTAACCAATGACCAACATTGACCCCGAAACAGGTATCCGCTACGGCTACATCCGGGCGGACTCGTTGGACCCCGATTTGGTCCACGAACTGATGTACGTTCACGGCACGGACCTCAGTCTCCGCCTGGCCGTCGATCAGCTCGTGTCCGACACAGAACGCCGCGCAGACGTGATCGAGGAGCAGGTGCACGACGGCCTCATCGAGGTCGACTACCACATCACGAGCGATCCCGAGTACGAGCGGATCCTCGAAGACCGGATCGAGTCTGGCTACAAAGCCCTGGGCTACAACGACCGCGATGACTTCGTCAGGTGTGCGGTGGAGCGCGAGACTGAGGACCTCTGCATCGAGGAGCCCATCATCGAGGGCAGGTACCAGGACACCTTCTACCGCACGTCGTGGCTGGGCGGCGCCCTGAACTTCTGGATCTTCAAGTCTCCGGTGGCGGGCACCTACCAGTTGTGCAGTCCGTGCGTGCCCGGAGCGGGCAACCTTGACTGCCCCGACATCGACGGCGTGCTGACCTATGACGTGTTGCCCGACTGGCGGGTGGGGAGCTGACATGCACATCGAAACCGTAGGCGATCTGATTGATCTGCTCGAGGAGCACCAGCAGTTGGTGCAAGACGTGAAAGAGGCCCACGCCTCGATCAGGTACGGGGGCAGCGTCGAAACCATGCGGGGCAAGGAGGAGACCCTGGAGATGCACGAGAGGTTCCTCGAGGACTTCCGCAACCGCCGCGTGACTTTTGAACCTGCGAAGGAGTCCTGACATGCAAATCGACAAGATGCTGACCATCAGCACCGCCCACATCCCGAAGCACACGGCCGATGCACTGGGGGGTCTGCCAGACCACCAGAACGCCAAGCTGTACCCCGAGGTGGTGTACACCCCTTGGATGGGTTATGGGTGGGTGTTCATCGCCGGGCAGGACACTGGCCTGCTCGAGGATGAGCACCCCGAGCTGGCCGCCGTGCTGCGGTTTGCCCACAACTACGGTTGCGACTTCGTGAGGCTGGACTGCGACGCCAACCCGATCGAAGCCCTCCCCACTTTTGAATGGTGACGCCATGACCATCAAAACCGCACGTATCAGCTTTTTCGTCGAGTACGACGACGCTTCCCCGCACGGGCCGCCGGCGATCACCCACGAGAACTGCCCAGATGACATGGGAGACCTGCTGGCCATCAACGTGCACAACGTCCAGATGATCGGCACCCCGCGCGTGGACCACCACACCCTGCCCATGTGCAGCCTCTCTTACGACGAGGTGAGGCGCATCGTCAACAGGGTCGAGGACTACGCTGGCGCCTTCGACACACACATCGGCCGGGCCTTGGCCGTGGCTGATAGCGAGAACAAGCAGCGCCTCACGGAGGAGTTCTGGAACCTCCTCTGCAAGTACCGGCCGGCATCCTGACCAACCCGCCCGCATTGGGCACCTTTCGGAGTTCAACATGAAGTACCAGATCAAGATGGTGGGTAGCCACCGGGGCAACGCACGCCTCTACTTCCAGAGCCAGTCGCTGGCCGACAACGGGTTCCTGCCCGGCCATGGCTACGACGCCACGTTCGAGGGCCGCAAGCTGATCCTCACGGCCAAGCCGGTGACCCAGGGTCAGTTCACGATCTCGCGCAAGGCCAAGGGCGAGGGCTTCACCCCTGTCATCGACATCAACAGCGACGGCACGCTGGGACACCTTGCCCACTGCAAGGTCGTCAAGGTGGTGATGAAGCCCGGCCGCATCGAGATCTCCAAGCTGGCATCGGCTGAGCTGGCCACCGCACGGGTGGGGCGCCTGAAGCAGGCGCTGGCCACCACGGTGGCCGTGGCGGGCCTGGCGTTCGGCGGCGGCATCCTCGACCACAGCGCCCACGCCGGCATCCTGCAGGCTGGGGTGCAGGCGCACACGGTGCTGGTCAACGAGATCGACGACGACCTCGTGGAGCATGCCCGTGGCGCGAACCCGGTGTTGACCAAGGACACGGTCATCATCTCCGCGCCGATGCAGGAGGCCATCCAGGACGACGACCTCATGGCCAGTCTGCCCAAGGCTGACTTCCTCGTGGCCGGCATCCCCTGCTCCGGCGCGAGCCGCGCAGGCAAGTCCAAGAACGGGATCGAGATCATGGAGGACCACCCTGAGGTCGGCCACCTTGCCCACTCGTTCCTGACCTTCATGCACCGGCTGCAGCCCGGCATGTTCCTGCTCGAGAACGTGCCCGAGTACGCCTCCAGCGCCTCGGCAAGCATCATCCGGTCGCAGACCCGCGACATGGGCTACGACACCCACGAGGTGCAGCTGGACGCCAGCGACTTCGGCGCCATGGAGAAGCGCGTCCGCTGGTTCATGGTCGGGGTGCCGGCCGGCACCGAGATGGACCTGACCAACCTGGCGCCGGCTGTGCGCCCGGTGCGCACCGTGGCCCAGATCCTCGACCAGCACAACAACCACACGTGGGGCGAGTTCAACTACCTCAAGGACAAGGCGGTGCGCGACAAGGAAGCCGGCAAGGGTTTCCAGATGCAGATCGTCGACCTGAACTCGACCCGCGTTCCGACCCTGCGTCGGGGTTACTGGAAGGGCGGTTCTACGGACCCCATGCTCCAACACTCCGACAACGCCAACCTCCTGCGACTCTTCAGTGGCGACGAGCATGCCCGCATCAAGGGTGTGGACCCGAAGCTGGTGGCGGGCCTGTCCAACACCGACAAGCACATCCTGCTCGGCCAGAGCGTGGTGCCTGGCCCCGTGGTGGCGTTGGTCAAGCGCACTGTCGAGTGTGTGCGCCGTTCGTTGTTCGAGAACAGCGAAGGAACACCCCGCGGCTACCGACTTGACCGGGCCGTCGGCTGACCTCAACCCCGCCCCGCATTGGGGCACAACTTCAAGGAGTCCAACATGACCAACAAACTGCGCCGCCGCACCCAACTGACCCTGGTTACCGAGCACGGTGACCTCGAGCTGGAGTTTGAGCCGTACAACGAGGACGATGTGCTCATCGAGCGTGTCGGCGACAAACTGGTCGTGGCCTACCTCGTGCACGACGACTGCCCTGGGATCAACCCCCTCAAGGACTACGACTGCCAGGGCGACCTGTACACGAAGACGCCCTACTCGGCGTGCGACAGAACCATCACCGATAACGACAGCGAGTTCTACAGCGCGCTGGGGTTGGATGGGTACGGCGAGATTGACCTTGATCAGTCGGTCACCATCAAGGGGGTCACCAAAGACCTGTGCGAGCACGCCGCAGACCGGTTGTGGGACGAACTTGATGGCGAACAGCTCACGGACCTCCTGCTGCACCTTGAGAAGTGGGGTGGCCTCAACCTGAGCGAGGGGGACCACCTAGAGAAGCTGGAGAGCGGTGAACCCAGCCGCCAGCTCCTGACGTACCTGCGGGGCCGGTACGAGAAGCAGATTCGCGAGGACCTCGCTGACTACCGGGGCTACTTCAGCGACCAGATGGCCAAGCACGCCGAGGCTTTGTACTCCGAACACTGGCAGCAGATCGCCGGGCCCTACGTGGTGCCTGTTGCGTCCTCCGGCGGCAACTACGAGACCCGCTACTCGACCACGACCTGGGACGGCGACATCAATGACCTGCCTGACGGTGTGTGGGTGGCCGACAAGGGCGCCATCGAGAACATCGGCAAGGGCTGCCACAAGGGCGTGGTCGTCAAGCGCGGCAAAGAGACCTACCTCGGCCCCAACGGCTGGATCGTCGAAGCCGATGGTCGCAACGTGGCCTTCTTCCCCGACAACGCCGGCGTCGTGGTCGACGGTCAACCCGAGGCCTACAAACAGGCCCGCGACTACGTCGATCAGCACTACGCCGATCGCCCGATGGATGTGCACACCGCCGCGGTGCACTACGCCGCTGGCGTGCTCGAGGAGTACAGCAAGTGGTGCAGCGGTGATGTCTACGGCTGTGTCACCCAGGTCTTCACCCTGGCCAAGGAGCCCGATGAGGGCGAGGAGCCCGAGTGGATTGCCAGCGGCGACTACGACAGCTGCTGGGGCTTCATCGGGCAAGAGCACGCCGAGGAGTCCTTGAAGGACGAGTTCTTCGACCCTGTGGTCGAGCGCCTGAAGAAGGCACAAACCCAACCCGCCTCGAATTGAGGCAACAACCAGGAGGCCAACATGGCAGGTGATTTGAGAGGTGATGCGTACATCGACAGCCGCGACGTGATCGAGCGCATGGAGGAGCTCGAGAGCGAGCTCACCGACGCCCACGACACGGAGTACGAGGAGTGGGTCGACAGCGAGAAAGTGCCGGACGACAAGTCCGACGAGGTGCCGGCCAAGTTCGAGGACTGGCTCCACTGGGTCAACGACACAGGCCCAGCCCACCTGTACTGGGACGAGGTGGACGAGTACCTCGCCCTGCGAGACCTTGCTGAGGAGGCTTCACCCTACTCCGCGGATTGGCGGCATGGCGAGCAGTTGATCCGCGCCGACAAGTTTGCCGAGTTCGCCGAGGAGCTGGCCTACGACATCGGCGCCATCGACCGCAACGCCAACTGGCCCCTCAGCCACATCGACTGGGACGCCGCTGCCGAGGAGCTCAAGCAGGACTACACATCCGTCGACTTCGACGGCACCGAGTACCTGATGCGCTGCGCTTGACGTGCACCCCACCCGCCGGGTATAGCCCGGCACCTCGACGACCTTCGTCAACTTTTTCAGGAGTCCAATATGGAAGAAACCCCCACCGCCACCCGGGACTACACCGGCGTCACCACGAAGCAGATCGTGGTCGAGATGCTCAAGGAGAACACGGGCACCCACTTCCTCGACAGCGGTGGCGCGTACGGCCGGCACTGGGAACGCAACCAGTTCGTCGACTTCGACGCCCAGCCGGCCTGCCGCTACGAGTGGTCGACCTGGCGCGACCCGAAGAAGGAACAGCGTTTCGGTCGCCCGTCCCTGATGGCCACCGTCAGCCTCTACCACTGGATGAACAGCTGCCTGCAGTTCGACGCCGAATTGCAGTCCCGCATGGACCAGTTTGTGGCAGAGGAAGCCAACGACAACTGGTCATGGCTGCACATCCAGGAGGCCTTCGCCGACCACCTGCATGACACCGGCGAATCGCAGCGCAATCCTAAGGTTGTCAACACCTACAACAACCCCGACACCTGCGACCTCAGCCAGGTGCTGCAGTACGTCGAGCTGTTTCTCGACGACGACTACGAGCCCAGCCACCTCATCGTCAGTGTGCATGGCGGCTGCGACGTCCGGGGCGGGTATGGCGCCCCGAAGATCTTCTCGCTGCGTTGTGAGTATTACGAGGCGCTGGACCGCATGCAGGTACGAGAGATGGGCCTGCTCGAACACAGCGCCTACTGGTTCGGCGACGGCGGATACCTGAGCTCCACGGAGCCAGGGGACCGCAACGGCAAAGAGGTCTCCGAAGACCTTGACTGCGACATCCTGAAGCTGCCCTGCTGGGACATCGAGTGGGAGGACGAAGACCTCGACGTCTCCGTTCTCCGAGCGGCAGTGACCCGCTGCGAGCAGGCGGTCAAGGACCTTGCCGAGACAACCCTCGACGAGACCCAGCTGGCGATTGCCCGGCAGGAGGCCCTGCGCCAGAAGGCCAAGTACGAGCTGGAGCTGCGTCAGGCGGTGGCCAACTGGCTCTACGCCGAGCTGGAAGGCCCAGCCCTGTTGGTCGACGGCGACCGCATGTACATCGTCTTCGACTTCGAGGGCGTGATCACGCTCGACGAAGTCCAGTGCTACCCCGGCTTCTAACCCCACCGAGCACCACAACAGGAGATAGACCTTTGCCAGTTTTCGTTAGAGCCCGCTTCAAGTCGGGCCGTTGGGAAATTCGTGTTCGCAATGAGACCTTCCAGGTCGACTCGGCCGTCATGTACATCGCCTACCAGGACGGGCCGAACTATGTCGGCCACCTCGTCCAGAGCCACGGGCTGGACATGGACGTCGCCAGCAAGCTGGACCGCGATACGCTGCGGGACCTCGGCGTCGGCGGCCCCCGCAACCTGTTCCGTCCGACGGGGCGCAAAGCCCAGTTGACCGAGAAAGGGGAGGTGCAGTTCGAGTAATGGCCTCCCTCCCCTGGCTCAGTCGGCCACCGCAATTCGACTGCGACGGGTTCCTCAGCACGAGGGGCCTGATCGTGATCAACGCCGGGTACGCCGACTACGGCGGACCGGTGCTGCTCTACGCCGTCGAGCACATCGGAACCACCAAGCGCCTGTGGCGCAGCTTCTGGACCACCAGGGACAACGCGGCTATCCAGGCCGAGATTCTGGTGGGCGACATCGAGGAATACCTCGAGACCATCCCCGCAACCCCGAGAACGTCCGAGAACCTGAATCTGGACGACTTCATTCAACACATCACCGAGAGATACCAAAATGGGCTTCACTGACAACATGCTGGACAAACTGGACGCCATCGCCGCAACCAGTGCCAAGAAAGACAAACAGGCCCTCGTGGCCACGATGGACAAGGACGAGCAGTGGGTTCTCAAGGCGGCACTGGACCCGACCGTGACCTACTACGTGGCCAACCTGAAGCTGCCCGACACCGCGTTCGGCAGTGACCAGTGGGGGGCCCCGGAATGGGAGCTGCTCGACAATCTGAAGACCCGCCGGCTGTCCGGCGACGCCGCCCACCAGGCCATCGGGTTCCACATGCGGGAGCTGACGCCGAAGTCGGCCGAGCTGCTGCGCCGTGTGATCAACAAGGACCTGCGCTGCGGCATCGGCGCGGGCACGGTCAACGCCGCGTTCCCAGGCCTGATTCCCGACTTCCCGTACATGCGCTGCAGCTTGCCCAAGGACAGTTCGATGAAAGGCTGGGACTGGAGCCAGGGCATGATCAGCCAGCTCAAGGCCAACGGCATGTTTGCTCGTGTCGACGTGGACGAGGACTGCAACGTCACCGTCTCCAGCCGCCAGGGCAACACCTTCTACAAGGGGGCCCTCGGCGCGCTGGAGGGCAAGCTGGGCAAGCTGCAACCGGGGTTCCAGTACCACGGTGAGTTGACCCTGTACGAAAACCACTGCGTCGAGGTCATGCGCCGCTCCGAGGCCAACGGCATCCTCAACAGCCTGCTCGTCGGCGAGAAGGAGCTCCCCGACAACGTCACCGTCATGTTCGACGTGTGGGACTGCATCCCGCTGGTCTCCGCAGTCGTCAAGGGTAAGTACACCCAGCCCTACGTCAGCCGCTTCAACCAGCTCATCGGGTTCGTGCAGGAGGTCAACGATCCGCAGGTGCAGATCATCGAGAACGAGATCGTCTACAGCTACGCCGAGGCGATGGCCCACTACAAGAAGGTCCTGGCGCGCGGCCTGGAGGGCACCGTGGTCAAGCACCCGCAGGCCATCTGGAAGGACGGCGACAGCAAGGACCAGGTCAAGCTCAAGCTCGAAGTCGACGTGGACCTCAAGATCGTGGGTTTCAAGCCGGGCACGCCGGGCACCCGTACCGAACACACCTTCGGGTCGGTGGTCCTGCGCTCCGCCGACGACAAGCTCGAGGTCTCCGCCGCAGGCTTCAAGCGCGACATGGAGCAGTACCTGCACGAGAACCGCGACAGCGTGCTGGGCATGATCATGGCCGTGCGCGCCAACGAGGTCTCGCCACCTTGCGACACGAACGAGCTGTACAGCCTGTACCACCCCCGCGCGATCGAGCTGCGCCGTGACAAGGTCGAGGCCGACACCCTCGAGCGCGTGCTGGCCCAGTTCGAGGCGGCGGTGGCGGCATGATCACGAGCTGGATGTTGGTGATCGCCCTGAACTACGACCGCAGTGGCTCCCTGACGATCGTGCCGAACTTGGCCGACGCGACGGAGTGTCAGCGCGTCACCCAGGTCATCAAGGACACGGACTTCTTCAGCAGGCTGCAGACCCGGTGCATCCAAGTCGTCCACAAGCGTTGACCATGCCCTCTGTCAGCTCGATCAGGCGGTCGAAGAAGGCCGCCAACTTCGACCCCGACACGCCCCGCTGCGGCACGTGCAGGTCCAAACGGATGCGCTCGGACCGCAGTATTCACGGCCCCGTCCCCTGGTGTGACTGGCACGGGTTCATGCTCCCCAACGGGGGCATGGGCCTGTGCGACGAATGGCGCGGCAAGGATGGGGCCACGCTGGAGAAATCAAAATGATCGCCTGGACACTTGCCATCTGCACTGCTGCGTGGGGCCTCTGCGGCCATTACCGCGAGGTCGGGTACCAGACCGAGCAGCAGTGCTACAAGGCCAAGGAAGACCTGGTCCGCCTCAAGGGGGCGGACTATTTCAAGTACGTGCTCTGCGAGCCGCGGGCTCCGCACAAACCAAAGGAAGGCAATTGAGATACGCACCATCACCACCCACAACCTTTGGAGTCGTCGGATTCGCCGCCGACTCCCCCGAGGCCTGGAACCTGGCCTATCTCTCCCACCCATACGAGCAAGGGCTGCCCAGAGACCCGAACTTCGGGGTGTATGTCCGGCGCACGTTGCAGACCAACGTGCGCACAGGGGAAGTGGTCCTTGCCGGCCTCCCGGAGGAGGACACCATTACACCCCTGCTGAGGCTACCCGCCCCCCAGTTCGTGGGTCTGATGAGCAATCTTCCCCTCGTGCTGGTCGCCCGGATGCCGTTGTCCGCCGTCTACGGCGCCTACGGTTGGCTGGAGATGATGCGCCAGCGCTCCTATCTGTTCCGTGAGCCCTACGACCCGGTGCACGACGCACCGGTGACTTCCACAGCGGAGGCCCGAGCACTGATCGCCAAGATCCGCTGACCCTCCCACTCCTGACGCAAAACCCGGAGCGCACCCATGACGCTCGCAAGGAGATCCCATGACACCGTACGACATCGTGCGGGAGCGCTACCTGCTCCCGTTCGACCTGCGCCAGTACCAAGCTGACGAGGTCAACATCCTGGCGCCTGAGCCGCGCGTGGGCTTCTACTGGGAGCCCGGCGCCGGCAAGACTGCTGGCTCTACCGTGTGGGCCCTGTACTGGCACCTGCGGGGCGAGGCCAGCCAGTGGGCCGTGCTGGTCCCGCCTATCCTGCTGTACCAGTGGCAGCGCTGGCTCAGCAGCATCATCGACCTCAGGACCGGGCGCTACCTCGAGTGCACCGTGTACTACGGGCCACCCAAGAAGCGCCACACCCTGCCCCTGGACAGCCTGTTCACCGTGTCCACCTATGCGATGTTCAAGAACGACTTCGACCGCCTAGAAGCGGCCTGGGCCGATCGACCCGTGGGTGGGCTGTGCGACGAGGCCACGGCCATCAAGAACATTGAGACCGACAACCACAAAGCCGTGCGGACCATGTTCGAGGCCCGGCCCCTGGCCCTGCTGACGGGCACGCCGATCAACAAGCCGACGGATGCCTACGCCTACATCCGGCTCGTGGCGCCTCACGTGTACCGGAACCAACGCCAGTTCAACAAGCTGCACGTGGCGGAGTTTGACGACTACGACAACCCCAAAACCTACGCGAACCTTGACCTGCTGGCACAGAACATGCAGATCAACACTTCGCGGATCCTGATCCGAGAGGTGGCCAATTTTCTGCCCCCGGTCATCTACACTCCGATCCACTATGAATTGGACCCTGCTCACCTGAAGTTGTACAAGCGGATTGCAGACGAGCGCTTGGTGGAGTTCGAGGGTCGGGAGGCCGTGGACGCCATCTCCGCCTCTGCGGTGCGGTCTGCCCTGCAGCAGGTGGTGGTGAACTGGGGGGAGTTCGATGAGGATCCCGACAGGCGCCCGGCGGTGCTCGACCTGATCGAGGAGACTCTGGAGGAGCTGGGGGACAGCAAACTCGTTGTCGTGGCCAATTTCCAACGCACCAACCGGTACCTGCTCAGGATGCTGGCCAAGTACGGTGCGGTGGCGATTTACGGTGAGACGACCCCGGCGGGCCGACAGGAAGCCCTGAGAGCCTTCATCGAGGACCCGTCCTGCCGTGTGATCCAGCTGCAGCCCAGCAGCGCGGGTTTCGGGGTGGACGGGCTCCAAGCCGTGTGCCATAACATGCTGTTTGTGGAGGCCCCGACAACGCCAACGCCATTCGAGCAGGTCGTCAAACGACTTGACCGGGATGGCCAGAAGTTCCCGGTCAACGTCCGGGTGGCTGTGGCGAAATCCACAGTTCAGGTCGGAATGTTCAGAGACCTCCTCGAAAACGACGAGCTTGCTGGCAAGGTCCAACGTAGCCATAAAAGTCTGAAGGAGTTGGTCAATGGAGAATAGAAAAGAGGGGAGGTTCCTGGACGATGCCCAGAGCCTGCGAGCGCTCATCGACACGATGCCGAGGGTGTCCCAGGTGGACTATGAGTCCTACGGCAGCCGCTCCATGGAGGTGGGGTTTCCGAACCGGTACATGGCTGTGTACACGTTGCGAAACGGGCAACCCGAGGACATCGAGCTGTGGCGCTTCGGGGACCTGACCATGGATCGCATCAGGGGTCCCCAGCTTGAGCTGGAGATCCCGAACAAGGGGCTGGTTTCGATCGGCCTTGTGCCCGCGCAGGTCGGCGGGCGCGAGGTCTATCTGCACGTTCCACAATCTTTTGAGCTCAAGTGGAAGGGCAAGCCGACCCCCAAAGGCATACAATTCGTGCCTCAGTTTGCTGTGCTGGTCAAAACTCGAAGTCGGGAGCATTCCCAGACCGAGGGGCACACCTACTGCGTCACCCTGAACAAATTCAGGGAGAGGTTTCCGGACGCGAAGATCCGGTACTGACCTCTCACCTGCCCTAGAAGAAAAACAAGAAGTGGGCAAGATGGAAAATACTCAAAACCTGGGCGGCCTGACCGCGCAGGAACCCTGGACGCACCAACAACCTGCCGCGGCAGGTTTCTTCTCGCACGCCAGCTGCACCATCTGAGGGTCATAAATGGCCTTCATTTGGTACCAGCTGACAGGCGGTGATGACGCCTGGCTGGAGGGGCTCTCCGAGCACCGCAGCCGCATCATCCAAGAACGCCAACCGGCGTTCGTCACAGTGCTCGACGCGGACTCAGTTCCCGACGACACCTGGGGCAGGGAGGACTACGCCAAGATGCGTTACTCCGGCCCCTTCTACATGGACTTCGACGCGGAGGATGTGTCGGAGGCCATTGAAAACTTCGGCCTCATGCTCAAGAAGCTGCAGGACCTCGGGGTCAACCTGAAGTCCCTGAGGCTCTACGCGACCGGCGGCCGAGGGTTCCACATCGAAGTTCCGATGCCGGTCTTCATGCCCAGGATCCCCAAGGCGGGTGTCACGGCGTTGCCGTACATCTACCGGGAAATGGCCATGGAGCTGGTGGTGGACACGCTGGACATGCGGGTCTACACGGGCCGCAAGGGCCGCATGTGGCGCACCCCCAACGTCCAGCGCAGCAACGGCAAGTTCAAGGTGCCCCTGCTGGTCGAGGATGCGCTGGCCATGACGCCGGAGCTCTACGACGAGCTGACCTCCGTGCAGACGCCGGAGCCCATGCGGGATCTGCCGGAGCTCAACACCTCGCTGGCGGCCATGTTCATCAAGGCCGAGCAGAAGGTGGGAGACGCGGTCAAGCGCCGGGCAAAGGGCAACGCCGACGAGGCCCTGCTGGCCAAGTTCAAAGGCGAGTTCCCACCCACCTTGCAGAAGCTCATGAGGGGTGAGGGCCTGGCCCCGAACGTCGGCTTCCACAAGGTGGCGATGCAGCTGGCCATCACCGCCAACGCCCTAGGCAAGACGGCCGACCAGCTTGTCGAGTCCGCACGGGACCTGTGCAAGAACTACACCGGGGACTCCTCGCGCTACGGCTCACCCCGCAAGCGTAAGGAGGAGCTGCGGCGGATGTGGGAGTACACCCACGACAACCCCTGCTACGGCTACTCCAAGGGCGCCATCCGGTCCCTGCTGGACGTCGACACACCCTCGGGGGACCTTGACGGCATGGCCTCCTACGCCGGCGTCGGGCACGTCCCCGACGGCGACGAGGAGGAGGACATCCCCGAGGACGTTGCGGCAGAGATCACTGCGGCTGCAGCGTCCCTGATGGAGGGTCTGATGATCACGAAGTCGGGCATCCACAAGCGCACCGCCGAGGGTGCCCGCACGCTGAGCAACATTGCATTCGTCAGGCCCACCCAGCTGATGGACATCGACAGCGGCACCGTGATCGGCCTGGAGGCCGACGTGTACTGCGACAACGTGCCCGCCGGCCGCCGGACCATCCCCGGCAAATCGTTCACGTCCCGCTCCAACCTGTCGGCCCTGTGTGCCGACTACGGTGGGACGTTCTCTGGTTCCGACACCCAGGCCGGTGTGGTGCAGCTCATGCTGTCCCGCGCTGCCAAAAAAGGAGGACGCGTCGTGTACGCCCTGAATCGTGAAGGCCTGGACGTTGTCCAGAATCCGCTGGTCCCGGACCGGTCTGTGCGTGATGTTGTGTGGGTCCACCCCGACGTCGTCATCACCGAGAACTCGGAGGCCCAGTACACGTTCCAACCGGTGGTCTCCACTGGCCCAGTGTTCCGTGCCGACGTGCACAACGCCAAGCCCATCGAGGACACGCCTGATGTCCGCGAGTGGCTGGGCGCGCTGTTCACGATCAACAGCCCGACCATCGTGGCCCAGATGCTGGGGTGGTTCGTCTCGTGCTTCCACCGCCAGTTCTACCACGCGGCCTACCGCCAATTCCCCCTGCTCCACCCCAATGGGCCAGCGGGCTGCGGCAAGACCCAGACGGCGGCCCTGATGGCCCAGCTGTTCTACCTCAAGTCCGAGGTGGTCATGAAGTCCTGTGCCCCGGCAGCGTCGACGAACTTCTCGCTGAAGGCGGCGTTCACCGGGTCCGCGTCGATCCCGCTGGTGCTTGACGAGTACAAGCCCGTCGAGATGGGGATCTCCCGCACCGACCTGCTGCTGCAGGCCTTCCGCCTGGCCTACAACCAAGGCACGGGGTCCTCGGGAGGCATGAGCAAGGGCAACGCCAACGCCTCGTTCCGCGACATCACCGACTACGCCTACTCGACGCCCATCGCGTTCCTGGCCGAGTCGCAGGAGATGCAGACCGCCATCCAGCAGCGCTCGGTTGCCGTGGGGTTCAACTCCAACGACTCGGTGCAGCACACCGCGGCGTTCAACCGGACCACGGCCGAGCGTGAGCGGATGGCATCGCTGGGCCGCGCGCTGCTGGCCATGTCCTTCCGCGAGACAGAGCAGAGCCGCCGCGAGGCCCTTGACCCGCTGATCGCGGACCTCAGGGCATCGTTCGACCGCGGCGTGCACGACCGGCAGGTGTTCAACCTTGCCGTGGTGCTGGAAGGCCTGAACTTCCTGGACCGCACGCTGCTGATGGTGTTCAAAGACGGGCAGATGTCCGCCCACATCGACCGCCTGAAGCAGGCCCTGTACGACCACAAGCAAGACATCTCCGCGCCGGCCATGACCGAGGCCGCCAAGATGTTCAACGACCTGTCCCTGATCTCTCGTTCCGAGGGTGAGGACAGCGAATACGCCCTGCGGGAAGGCGTCGAGTACATCGTCATGGACGGGTACATCGAGGTCCTGATGCGCGAGACGTTCGTCAAGTATTTCGCCTGGTGCAAACGCAAGGGGTTCACCCCCTACTACGCATCGGCGGATGCGTTCATGGCCGCCATGGGGAAGTTCCCCCCGACCATGGACAAGCTGTGCATGTCCAGCCCTCTCCGGAGTTCTGGCCAGGCACGAGTCTTCCGCTTCAACTTGGAAAAGTTGTCCGCGGAAGGTGTCGAGATGTTCCGCACCAAAGCCGGAACGAAGTAAACCAAACCTGAAACTGCAAAGGAAACACAACCATGGCACTCAAGAAGCCCAACTCTGCTACCACCAACGCCGCTACCGCCTTCGAGGCTGACCCCGACAACGCCGTGGCCACCGCGCCCGCCGCTGCCGAGGTTACCGTGGCCGCTGCCCCTGCTGAGGCCCCCGCGGCCGAGGTGAAGGTCGACGCTGCCGCGGCCAAGGTCGAGACCACGACGGCCATCGCCAAAGCCGCCACCACCGCCGTGGGCGCAGTGGACGACTCGATCGCCCGCGCCAAGGCCTTCAAGAAGGAGGTCGAGGAGATGGAAGGCGCCGCTGACTTCAGCTTCGGCACGCACCGCGTGTTCAAGGCCAAAGACGGCGTGATCAAGGAAATGAACGGCGACAAGCTCAAGCTGGGCCGCTGGGTCAAAGTGCGCTTGCTGGCCTGGGACCGCCACTACGAGGTGTCGCCCGGCGAGCAGTCCAAGGAGTCGACGAACTTCGTCGCCTACTCCAAGGACGGCGTGACCATCGACTCGGTGATCGGCGAGGAGCAGCGCGAGTACGTGGGCAAGTCCGTCGCCGAGTACATCAAGTACCTGCAGGAAGAAGAGGACTTCGAGAAGGCCGGTCGCCGCGAGTTCCTGGACACCCAGGTCGCTGTGCTGGGCTGCGAGGAGGAAGAGGACTTCCACGAGATCGTGCAGATCACGCTGTCGTCCTCCAGCATCCCGGCCTTCAAGAAGTACCAGAGCTCGCTGGAAGCCACGGCCAAGGCCGTGTCCATGAAGCTGCCGGGCTTCACCCTGCCGGAGGACCCGTTCACCTTCTACTTCATCCGCGAGGATGCCGAGAAGGGCAACAACACCTGGACCAAGCTGCGCATCAGCGCCACCCTGCCGAGCAAGATCTGATCGGCCAGTGACCAACAAAGGAGCCCTCACGAGGGGCTCCTTTTCCAAACCCCCTGGAGAACAACAATGACGAATGACGATACCGACTTCGACTCCTGGTTCGGGGTCCTGCAGGTCAACGTGCTGGACCGCACAGGCGTCGATTTCAAGGACATGGATTCCGTGCGCGCCGACTACGATGAAGGCCGGGACGTGTACGACGTGATCGACGACATCGTGGCCGAGTACGGGGAGCTGGAATGACGCTGCCGGCCGGCACCCGCTTCTTCATCGCGGACACCGAGACCACCGGCACCACGGCCGAGGACAAGGTCTGCGAGGTCGGCTGGATCGAGATCGACGAGGAGTTCAACATCCTCGAAGAGGTCGAATCCCTGATCGACCCCGAGCGCATGTTCGACCCGGCCGCCCAGGGCGTGCACGGCATCGAGCCGCAGGACGTGGCCAATTCCCCGACCATCGAGCAGTTCTTCAGCGAGCAGGACGAGACCTGCTACGGGAAGCTGATCGAGGGACCGATCGTGCTCATCGGGCACCGCATCGGGTTCGACCGCCGCTTCCTGCAGCCGTACATGCCGGGCTTCCTGCAAGAGCTTGACACCCTTCGCTGGGTCAAGCGTTTGTACCCGAACATGACCAACCACCAGCTCTCGACGTGCATCTACGCGCTGGACCTGCCCCGCTCCAAGGGCGCCCACCGCGTGATGGCCGACGTGATGACTGCCTACCACCTGGTGTACCACATCTGTGCACGCACCGGCATGACCCTTGGCCAGCTGGCCCTGGAGTCCAACCGACCCTTCTGGATCCCGACCATGCCGTTCGGGAAGCACAAGGGGCAGCCCGTTGAAGAAGTCCCGCGCAGCTACTGGCGCTGGATGCTCAACAACGACGACATGGAGATCGACCCCGACCTCCGCCACACCGCCCAAACCCTCTACAACAAGAGCTGAGATATGACCCAAGAACTCACCAAAGAACCGATGGACGCCGAAGTCCAGAACATCCTCGACAACGAGGGCTACGGAGGTTTCGTCCGCGGCCTCTTCAACCGCAGCGGCGACCTCAGCAAGGACTTCACGCACGCCGTGCTGGGCCTCACCACCGAGTGCTACGAGCTGCTCAAGGCCACCGACCACGTCAACGGCGTGGAAGAAGGTGGCGACCTGATGTTCTATTACGTGGCCCTTGACCAGGTGCTGCAGGACTGTGAGTGGCTCGACGGCACGGTGCAGGAGGCGGAGGCCTACCGCGGGCACCCCTCTGTCGAGTACAGCCTCGGCCACACCGCACAGGAGACCCTGGACTTCGCCCTGAACCAACTGCAGGACATCGCCAAGCGCTGGGTCGGCTACGGCAAGCAGCCCGAAGGTACGGCCACCGACATCACCCTGCACGCCGGGGCTGCGCTGCGGGCGGCCATTCAGGTCAGCTGCCTGCGCTTCGGCAGCCCGGACAACCTCGAGACGGTGCTGATCCGTGCCAACATCGCCAAGCTGCTCAAGCGCTACAAAGGCAAGAAGTTCAACGCCGAGCACGCCGTCAACCGCGACGTCGCCGCCGAGCGCGTGGTGCTGGAAGATGCCGCTGCTGGTTCCTGACGCCCGCTCGGCGCAGCTGGCACTGGCCGCACTGCAGCAGGAGATCATCCTCAGCGGCGCTCGTCGGGCGGTGCTGGAGGCTACGGCCTCCAGCGCATCGGTCACCCTGCCGGGTCACTCGATGTTCTCTCACACGCCGCGCGTCCGGGCAGCCAAATGGTTGGCGCCTATGGCGCGGCGCCCGTTCGAGGACGCCGTGGCCGCCTACGAGGCGATGACGGATCGCCCCCTGCACTCGACACCCCGCCCGGACCGCCAGCTGGCGAACCTACTGAGCTCCAAGTGGAGGGGGTGGCTAGCCCCGCAGTCGGCGGGAAATTGGTGGGTGCCGGCGGCGAACCTGCTTGCGGTGATGAGCAACATGCTGGGCAAGCCTCTGCAGATCGCCGAGCTTGAGAACCTGTGCCTCGAGCACGACGGCCTCAGGTTCAAGGTCACGCCCAACGGGATGTTCTCGAACTTCCGGGGGCGCTTCATCTACGCCAACGCCAGGGCCCTGGACGCCCGCTGGGAGCACGTGGAGGTGCAGGCCAGGCAGACCGGCCACTTTGTGGCTCAGGCGGCTGCGGCCACCGGGCTGGAAGCTGCGATGTGGGCGGCCTCACACGTCGTGCACGCTGAGCAGCTGGGCGTGATCCCCAAGTTGGAGTTGAGCGCCGTCACCCTCACGGAGATGCCTCGCAGGACCCGCAGGGTGAATACGCCGGTGCCGGCAAGCCCGGACCTCATCGCCGCGATCGCCGGCTGCCGCGAGGTGGTCGACCTTGATGGGACGGTCTCCGACCTGTACTCCGTCATGGTGCCGTACCTGATGGGTGGTAGGCAGTTCGTGCAGGAGTTTGCATGCCCATGGACCCACCCAGACCACAACCTCACGCCGAAGATCCGCAGCAGGCTCGAGGAACTCCTGTTGGAGTATGAGAGGGCCTCCTGATGCAGACCCGCACCAGATCCCTGATCGAGCAGCTGGCCAACACGGGCAGCGGATTCCTCCTCTCCCTGCTTGTCTGGGAGTGCATCGTCCAACCAGTGTGGGAGATCGAAACCAGCTTCATCGAAAACCTCAACATCACCCTGCTGTTCACCGCAGTGAGCATCGCGCGCTCCTACCTCTGGAGGCGCCTCTTCAACCGACTCGACAACAAAAACAACAAGAAGCGAAGTCATGAACCTGATTGCGATCACGGGCCGGCTGCACGCCGGTAAAGACGAAGCCGCCAAAGCATTCATCGCCGCGGGCTACCGCCGCGAGTCGTTTGCAGACCCCCTGAAGGTGGTCGTGGCGCACCTGGCCGACGAAGACGTCGAGCTGTACCACAACGTCGAGACCAAGGAGCGGCACTCCGACACGCTGGGTATGACCCGGCGCAAGGCTCTGCAGCTCATGGGCACCGAAGGTGTGCGCAACATCTTCGGAGACGACTTCTGGGCTCGCCGACTGCTGGGCCGCTGGCAGCGTCTGGGTCAACCCCTGACGGTCATTGCGGACTGCCGCTTCGACAACGAGGCCATCGCCGTGCGCAACGCCGGCGGCATCGTGCTGCGCATCGTGCGCCCCGACAACGACGCCGACAGCATCGGGGTCCCTGGCCACGCCAGCGAGGCGGGCATCAGCGAACACCTTGTGAACTACACCATCTACAACGACGGGTCGCTGGGGTTGCTCAACAACCGCTGCAGCATCCTGCTCGACCACCTGCACTCGGGGGTGTGATGGAACGCAAAGAGTTCACCCCAGACGTGCTGGACCGGGCCACCAACCTGACCCAGGAACTGACCGAATCTGCCATTGCAGAGCAGCGCCGCAAGGCCCGCCCGGAGCAGGTGCAGAACCCGGACGGAAGCTGGCCGACGACCACCTGCGTGGACTGCGAGGTGGACATCCCGCCCGCACGACTTGCCATGGGCAAGGTTCGCTGCGTCGACTGCCAGACGCTGTTGGAAAAGGCCCGGCGATGAGGGGGCAGGCGACCTTGTCGAACAGGCAGGTGACCGCCCGAGGTGAAGCGGTGTTGCGCAGCTTGCTGCGCACACCCAAGACCCGCAAGGGTCTCATCGCGGCTGTCTCATCCTCAGGCCTGACACAGAACTTCGTCTTCGGCTTCCTGTCGGAGGCCGAGCGACAGGGCGAGGTCGTGAAGCTCAAGGCTGGGGGTGTCGACACCTACCAGCTCTCGAACCACTTCTACCTCGAGGCCCCCGCACCGAGCGTCTGGCCCGATTGGCTGGACCCCCGCACACTGCCGGCCATCCGCGGCCGGAGGGTTTTCTTTGCAGGAAAGCCCGCAGAAGAACAACAACAAAACGAAGCGGAGGACGCATGAGACTCATCGTCGACGCAAACTCATGGCTCAACCAGGCGCTGCTGCGCGGGGTTGACCACGACCACGGGCGCGTGGTGCTGGACGAGAACGGAAAGACCGTCCAGGTCAACAGCGCGCAGTACGGGGTGGACGGCTTCATGGAGAAGCTCGCTTTCACCCTGAAGGACTTCGACCTGCCGCCCCGCAAGGTGTTGCTGGTCTGGGACGGCGCCAACGCCAAGCTGCTGCGCCGCACCTTCCTGCCGACCTACAAGGCGGGCCGCGACAAGGCTCCCGAGGTCAGCGAGCAGTTGAACCTGGCCCGCGCCAAGGTCACCGAGATGGCCTACCACCTGGGCATCACGGTCATCCAGCAGGACAAGATGGAGGCCGATGACGTCATCGCCTACCTCGCCAAACACCTGCGCAAAGAGCGCAACACCATCGTCACCGCTGACGGTGACTTGGCCCGGCTGGTGGACGAGAACACGGACGTGTGGGCCAACGGAAAGCTCAACGAGAATCCGTTTGGCCCGTTCCCGCACCAGTACATCACCCTGTACAAAGCCCTTGTCGGGGACGTCTCCGACAAGATCCCCGGCGCCAAGGGTTTCGGGGATGCCAAGTTCACCCAGCTCGTGGCCGCCTTCGGCCTCGAGGGCCTGGACGCCTTCATCGAGCTGATCGAGAACGACCAGCTGCCCCGCCTGAAGGAAGACGTCGCCGACTTCCCCGCGCTGCAGATCGTGCTCAACGACATGCCCGGGGTGTACACGAGCTGGCGCTGCGCCAGCTTCTTCCTAGACCGCGTGAACACGGTCAAGAACCCGCTGACGCTCCGCCCCGGCATGGTGGCCCAGTGGTCCGAGCTGGACCCTGACCTGCGGGTGGACGAGCTGCGCCGCTTCTACGGCACCAAGACGCTGGTCACGGCCAAGAACTACACCGAGGTGCTGGGCCGCTTCACCAACGCCGTGAAGTCCAGCCCGTTCACCGCGCTGGACATCGAAACGTCGGAGAGCGACGAGTCCGCTGAGTGGTCCGAGCAGCTCAAGGCCGCCACCGAGAGCGACCGAGACCGCCTGGATGTGCTCGGCCACGAGCTCACAGGCATGGGCCTGACGTTCGGTGACAACTGCCAGCACACCATCTACATGACGGTGGACCACAAGGACAGCGACAACATCACGGTGGACCAGTGCCGCCAGATGTGCGAGCGCATCCCGCAGACGCAAGAGATCGTGATCCAGAACCGCCAATTCGAGTTCTCGGTGCTGTACCGCACCTGGGGTGAGATCTGGAAGGACAACGGGTGGTCGGGCATGGTGCCCAACGCCGTGGACACGAAGATCGGCGCCTCCTACACCGACGAGAACCACCCCAACGGCCTCAAGGAGCGCTCCAAGCTGCACCTGGGCTATGAGCAGCAGACCTACGAGGAGACCGTCACCAAGCACGGCCCGGTCGGCAGCCTCAGGGGCGGCAAGGTCAAGAAGTCCTACAAAAAGGAGATCGTCCCCGCTGTCATGGGCACGGCCTGGGACAGCATCAACGAGGTGGAGCGGGAGATCGTCGTCGAGATGCCTGTCATGCAGGAGTGGGAGTCCCGCGAGTACCGCATGAACGAGTTGACCGCCGCCGAAGTCTTCGACTACGGCTGTGACGACACGATCTGCACCGCGGCGCTGCACACCTACTACACGCTGGTGATGGAGATCGAGAACACGCTGGACGTGTACCACCGGGTGGAGACCTTGCCGGAGTACCAGACCAGCCTTGCCTTCGTGCAGGGTGTGCCCATCAGCCTGTCCAAGCTGCGCGATATGGAGGCCAAGGACGACGCCAAGTACGAGGCAGCCTGGAAGGTGCTGCGCGAGTACCTGATGGCCCAGGGCTGGGAAGGCACCCGGTGCCCCGACATCGTCGAGATCACCCCCGCAGTCGTCAAAGAGGCCTGCGCCCTGCTGCTGGACACCGACGAGGTGCAGTTCACCACCAAGAAGCGCAAGCTGGACGCGATGGCCGTGGACATCCGTGCGCAGTTCCCGGACTCCTCAATGGCCGAGCTGCTGGCCAGCATGGTCGAGCGCAACGATGTCGCCGGCCTGGCCGCACTGGTCAAGCAGAACTTCACCGGCGAACCCAAGATCAACTTCGGCAGCCCGAAGCAGATGCAGAACCTGTTCTACCGGGTCCTGAAACTGCGCCCGCGCATCTTCAACAAGATGACCGAGAAGCAGCGCGAGACCAATGAGGCCATGGCCGACGGGTTCCGCAAGCTGCGCGGCGCCAAAGACCTGAAGCTGGACCTGTTCTCGCTGACCGAGGTGGCCGAGGGTCTGAACTCCAAGGGCCGGAAGATCAAGGTGCACCCCGTCACCGACGAGGAGCTGGACGCCCTGATCTCCAAGGCCTCAACCGACGATGACGCCGTGCGCTGGGCGCTGGCCAAGGACGAACTTGACGACGAGCAGAAGTCGGTGCTCAAGGCCTACGAGACGATCAAGACCGTGCAGACCCGCCGGTCGCTGTTCTACAAGACCTACAAGGCGATCGGGCACTGGCGTGATGGCCGGATCCACCCCAGCATGAACCAGTGCGGCACGGTGACGCGCCGGCACTCATCGAGCAACCCCAACGCCCAGCAGATGCCCAAGCGGGGCGAGGGCGTGGAGTTCCGCGAGGTGATCCGGCCGCACTGCAAGGACGCCGTGGTGGTGTCGATGGACTTCTCCGGGCAGGAGCTGCGCTCCATGGCGTTCCAGTCCGGCGACGAGAACCTGACCGCCTGCTACGTCGGTGACGACCTGAAGGACCCGCACAGCTTGACCGCGGTGGCCGCGTCGATCTACCTGTGGGACACGCCGGTCGACTACGACGAGTTCCTGGCGATGCGCGAGTCGGCAGACAAGGTCGTGGCCAAGAAGGCCAAGGACCTGCGCGGCGACGCCAAGACCGTGAACTTCGCCTCGCAGTACGACGCGATGGCCCCGAAGATCGCACAGGAGTTGCTGACCGACGAGGAGACCGCACAGGCCTTCCTCGACGCCAAGGACAAAGCCTTCCCCCGGATCAACTCGTGGAAGGACGAGGTCCGCGCGCAGGTCGAGAAGCTGGGCTACGCCACCACCTTGATGGGCGCTCGCCGCCATCTTCGCGCAGCCATCTTGTCTGACGACAAATGGGAGGCGGCCAAAGCCGGTCGCCAGGGCCCAAACTTTGCGATACAATCTAGCGCAGGGGAACAGACCAAGCTGGCCATCGCCGAGATGTGGGCCCGCGGGATCTTCCGCGGCAAGTACAACGCCCGGTTCTACTTCCCGGTGCACGATGAAGTCGTCTTCAGTGTGCACAAGGACGACGCCTACAAGGTGATCTGCGAGGCCCACGCCTGCATGGTCCAACCCTACGGCGGCATGACGATCCCGATCGTCTCCGAGATCTCGCTGGGCGCGAACTTTGGCCAGCAGATCGAGGTCGGGGCAGTTCCCGACGAGAGTCGAATCAACGAGGCCATTGCGGAGGCCCTCAAGGAGTGAAATGAAGCACGTGGTTGGTGACGTTGTCGGGCGGTGGACCCTAGCGGAGAAACTCCCAAAGACCTGGAGGTGCGTCTGCGCCTGCGGGGTTGAGCGGGTGGTGGACGCGTACACCATCAACGCCGGAAGGTCCAAATCCTGCGGGTGCTTGAGGGCAGAACGTCTGTCGGCACGGTCCACCACCCACGGGGCAAGCCAGACAAAGCTGTACAGGGTCTGGGCGGCCATGAAGGACCGCTGCGGAAATCCCAACGACAAACACTACCCGGACTACGGCGGCAGAGGTATTCGGGTGTGCTCGAGGTGGGCGGACAGCTTTGAAGCCTTCAAGGCCGACGTGGGCGACGCCCCCGGCGAGAGACTCAGCCTGGACCGAGTGGACAACGAGAAAGGCTATGAGCCCGGTAACGTGAAGTGGTCCACCCCGGAAGAGCAGGCTCGCAACCGGAGGACCACCAGGAAGTACGGGGCTTTCGGGGAAACACTAACCGTAGCGGAGTGGGCCGAGAGGCACAAAAGAAAGGCCTCAGCCCTGAAGTACCGAGTCACAACCCTTGGAATGACAATGGAGGAGGCCCTGACAAAACCAAGCAGGTACTCACACAAATGAGTGCATAATCCAGACCCCGGCCAACGAGCCGGGGTTGCGCATCCGATAACAACAACAATAAAGAGGTGCAGCATGGGTGACACCCTGCCACGACCCACCAACAAGGATTGGGTCCTTTTCGATCCCCACACCAACCCGCCGCCACTGAACGTCGACCTGCTGGTCGTCACGTCGGGCGGCATTCTCACGACCGGGCCCTGGCGCGATGATCACATCGCGTGGGGGCTGCGGCCGGTGCTCCCGCCCAGCGTCAAAGAACGCCTGCGCGGGGGTGCCTGATGACCCAACCAGAACGCAAAGCCGGCGACACCTTCGGCCGCTGGACCCTGGTCGAGTATGCCGGGCTGGACAAGCACAAGCAGCACGCCTGGAAGGTCCGCTGCGAGTGCGGCACGGTCGGAACCCGGGCACTCACGAAGATGGTCTCCGGCCAGTCCCGCAGCTGTGGGTGCCTGCGCCGGGCCAAGCATGCGTCTTTGATGTCGACGCTGTCGGGGGGCAAGTGAAATGCCCTTCAAGACCGTCAACCGCTTTGCCGACCGCGGCAAAGTCGCCGAGACCTGTGTGCAGGCTGCTCTCAAATCCTGGATGGGGGAGTCCTCCACCCGCGAGTACGAGCGCCTCCTTGACTCCAAGGCCGCCGGCCGAACGATCAAGGCTGCTGCAGCCGACTTCGACTACCACTGCATCGACCTCCGAGGCGCCGCCACGAGCGGCCTGATCGAGGTCAAGGAAACGCAGCACGAGTACCGGCTTGCCCGTGACAAGGTGCCCCAGCTTCCACGACTGCGTCGTCGCTCTCGATGTGGCGCCAAGTGTGTGGTGCTGGTGCTGCACTCGACCACGGGGCAGTGGCGGGCTCTGACGCCGGCCTGGATGGAGCACAACGGCGACAAGGGTTCGTGGAACCTGAAGGACCACCCCTTCTTCGACACGCCCATGGGCGCCCTCCAGTACATCTACCCGGAGGTGTTCTCTTGAGCGAGCGACGCTTCTGCATGTACTGCCGGTGCGACAAACCCTGCGCAGGGTTTGTCGACATCGTGGACCCCAAGTACCGCACGAGGAGGGGGCAGTGCGCTGACTGCCAGGCCAAGCGTCGCCTCAGTCGCCCAACCCTCGAGAAACTTGCCCAACAGGACCGGTTCGCCCGCAGCGAACAGGCCCGCATCGCAGCCCTTGAGGCCGCAGACAGGAAAAGGAAAAATGAACAAGACCCTGGTCATCAATGACACCCATCTCGGGGTGCAGCGCACCGGCGGCACCACCTGGGCGACCGCAGAAGCCTTGCGCGAATACGCCCTCAACCAGTACAGCAAGCTGCTGCACCTGGCCAAGCGTGAGGGCTGCAACCGCATCATCGTCAACGGCGACCTCACGGACACCTACGACACGCTGCTGGCCGAGGCCCTGAAGATCTACTCGGTCACACGGGACTTCCTGACGGACCACCACGACATCGACCTCATCTGGGCCGTGGGCAACCACGACCTGTCCAAGGACAGCTCCAAGCTGGGCACCGTGGTCTTCGTCGGCGAGCTGCTGGCGATGCAACACATCAACTTCCAGCTCATCAAGCGCCCACAGGCTCTGGTCTCCCAGCCCGACATCTACATCCTGCCGCACGTCACCAACCAGGAGATCTTCGACCTGGAGCTGACGCGCGTGCCGGAGTCGGCCAAGTGGGTGTTCCTGCACTGCAACTACGACAACACCTTCGCCTGCGCCAGCGACCACTCGCTGAACATCTCCCGGGACCAGGCCAAGGCGATCCGCAAGCACGCCAAGCTGGTGCTGGGCCACGAGCACCAGGGCCGCGAGCTGATGGCTGGCAACGTCCTGATCATCGGCAACCAGTTCCCGACATCGGTGGCCGACTGCTTGCCTCATGGCGACGCGCAGGCCGACGGCATCAAGCGTGCCCTGATCATCGACCACGACACCAACGAGCACCGCTACGTCACGACGTGGACTCCAGACGACGCTGAGGGTTGGTTCGCCCGCGTCGACTGGCGCGAGCTCAAAGACGTTGTCGAGGAGGGCCGTGGCTTCATCCGCGTCGAAGGCACGGCGACCTTGTCCGAGTCCTCGGAAGCGATCAAGGCGATCTCCGCCTTCCGTGCCAAGTCCCAGTCCTTCGTGGTCACCAACGCGGTCAAGGTCGAGCAGGCCGAGGGCCTGGACAGCGTGGCCGAGTCCATCGAGGACATCCGCTCCGTCAACGTCATCGAACTGCTGATGGAGTACCTCACTCCAGAGCAGCAGCAGGCCGTCAAGGACCTGCGCGAAGGGGCTGAGCGTGAGTGATCCAAAGCTGACCTACCTGCACGTGAAGATCCAACTTGAGTGCGATGACGGCTACGAGAGTGCGCGGGTTTTCGACTCTGAGCGGCCATCCAACCGCCCGAAAGAGGTGGCGCTGGGGGCTCTGGAGGAGCTGGCCCGGCTCACCGCCCTGTACGGCCTCGAGGACGAAGCCCTCACCGTTTTCAACGCGGCCCGCGAGAGGGTCTCAGCATTCAAAGCCAGCAGAAAGGACACCGACAAATGACCAAAGAAATTGTGATCGAGCCCACCAGGGGCTACGACTTCGCCTACGAAGAACTGCTCGAAGAGGTCCTCAAACGCGGCGCCGACAAAAGCGACCGCACGGGCACCGGCACCCGAAGCCTGTTTGGCACCCGCATGGAGTGGTGGCTGCCCCACGGGTTCCCCCTCATCACCACCAAGAAGGTCTGGTTCAAAGGCGTTGTCGAAGAGCTGCTGTGGATCCTCTCTGGCAGCACCAACAACAACGACCTCGTGGCGCGCGGCGTGCACATCTGGGATGAGTGGGCCAAGCCTGACGGGGACCTGGGCCCGATCTACGGCCAGCAGTGGCGCTCGTGGTCGGGCCAGTATGGCCCGATCGACCAGATCAGTGAGGTGATCCAAGCGATCCGTGTTTGCCCCGACAGCCGCCGCCTGGTGGTCAGCGCATGGAACGTGGACGACCTCCCCCGCATGGCTCTGAGCCCTTGCCACGCGCTGTTCCAGTTCTACGTGGCTGACGGGCACCTGTCCTGCCAGCTCTACCAGCGCAGCGCGGACATGTTCCTGGGCGTGCCCTTCAACATCGCCAGCTACGCCCTGCTGACCTGCATGATCGCGCAGCAGTGCAGCCTGAAGCCCGGCTCGTTCGTGTGGGTGGGCGGCGACACCCACATCTACAACAACCACTTCCAGCAGGTGCGAACGCAGCTGGACCGGACGGGCAACCCCTACCCCGGCCTCGCCCTGCGCAAGCGCGACAGCATCTTCGATTACACGGCCGACGACATCGAGCTGATCTCGTACGACCCCCGCCCACCCATCTCCGCCCCCGTGGCCGTCTGAACATGAAAAACGCAGAAGTCGAAACGCAGCGTCTGATGATGAAGGGCATCCTCTCGGAGATGCCCGCTGAAGATCAGGCCAAAGTCAAGCAGGCCATGGAAGCCCTCAGTCAGGTGGTGACCGCCCACGGTGACCATGGCTTCGTCGCACTGACCATGCTCGGTCTCGAGCTGGCGAGGGATCTCTGACATGGACGGCGACGACATCCTTGGGGGGGCTCCTTGTACTGGCCCTGTTCGTCCTTGCCGGGCTTGGGGTTAGCTCCCTTGTCATGGACCTCCGCCACTACCCGCAAATCGTGAAGCAGTGCGAGGAGCGGGGCTTCATCCAGAACGAAAACGTCCGGGTGCTCTGCTCGGTCGAGAAAAGGTAAGACATGCTGCAACGAATCAAGCTGACCAATTTCCGCCGCCACCGCTCGCTCGATGTGAGCTTCGGTGCTGGCCTCTCCGTGATCCGCGCCCTCAACGAGCAGGGCAAGTCCACGCTGCTGGAGGCCATCTCCTACGCCTGCTTCGGCGTCAAGGCCATCCGCAACAGCCTCGAGGACTGCGTGACCTGGGGCGAGGCCACCAACACCCTGAAGGTCGAACTGGACCTTGCCGTTGATGGGGTGGTCTACAACGTGCGCCGGGGCAAGTCCGGCGCCGAGGTGAACTACGACGGCGGCACGGTCACCGGCCAGAACGAGGTCACCGCCTTCATCGCCCGCCTGCTGAAGATGGACGCCGGCGCCGCCGCGCGCCTGACCCTGTCCAACCAGAACGAGATCCGCGGCGCGCTGTCGGCCGGCGCCAAGGAGACCACGGCGCTGATCGAGCGACTTGCCGAGTTCTCGCAGATCGACGAGCTGCTGGAGCTGATGCAGGAGGAGCTGTCCCTTGGCAGCACCGCCAACATCGAGGCCGGGATCAAGTCGGCCGAGGAAGACTTGGAGCGGGCCAAGGCTGCCATCGTCCCCGTCAACGAGAAGGCCCTGTCCGCCGACATCGCCGCAGCGGACGCCGCCTGGCAGGACGCCAAGGTGGCCCACCTGCAGGCCCAGACCGACGCCGACGCCGCCAACGAGACCTACTCCGCCGCGCGCCTGAAGGCCCAGGCCCGGCAGGACCTCGTCGACCGCGTCTCTCGCGCCGAGCGTCGCCGCGACAAAGCCGCCGACGAGCTGAAGGCCGTGGGCACCGTTGCGGGCGCACCGACCGACGAGGAGATCGCCGCTGTCGAAGCCCAGGCCGCTGACGCTGAGAAGGCCGAGGGGCGCGAGACCGTGTACCGCCAGGTTGAATTTCTCTTCGTCAAATCTGACGACTTCGTCGACGGCACTGCTGACAGCCTGGCCAATTCGATCACCGAGACCCGCAAGATCATCCGCAACGCCGAGACCGAGGCCTCGAAGTTGGCGGGCGACATCCGCGTGCTGGAACAACAGCTCCTGCAGGGCCTGTGCTCCTTCTGTGGCAAGGACTTCAGCGGGGTGCCCGAGGTCGAAGCCAAGAACGCGAGTATCCGTGCCCAGATCGAGGAGAAGATGGCGGCCGAGGCCCACCTGACATGCTCGGTCGTGGGATCCAACACGGAGCAACTGAACCACATGCTGGAAATCCAGCAGGCCTCGAAAACCCCCAACGACTGGCTTGCCCGCTTCCCGGATCTGCTGGAGCAGGTGGGCTGCACCCAGCCGCCGCAGCTGCGCTGGATCGGCCCCGCCGTTGGCGAGGCTCTGCAGGATGTCAGCGCCCTGCGCTCCAAGGTGGCCACGATGCGCAAGCAGCAGCGCGATGCCGCCGCGGCCAGCGCGGCACACGCTGCCGCCTCGAAGGCGCTGAAGGACGCCCAGGCCGATCTCGACGCCCTGATGGAGGATCTGGCTGTGGCATCGGTGGTTGACGCTTCCGCCGCCCTCGAAGCGCTGCAGGCCGCCCGCCAGGCCGTCAACGACGCTGCAGACGCCCGTACGGCGGCGCAGACCCACCTGCAGGCCCTCAAGCAGGGGCTGGAGGCCGCCAAGGCGAGCTACGAGCGCGCCGTGGCCGCGGCCAGCGACGCCGAGAGCCGCCTGCTCAAGTTGCGTGCCTCCTTGACCGAGGTCGAGTTCAACAACGCGCTGCTCAAGCGGGTGCGACAGGTGCGCCCGATGATCGCCGACAAGCTCTGGAACATCGTGCTGTCGGCCGTCAGCGGCTACTTCAGCGACATCCGTGGCGAGCGCTCCAAGGTGACCAAGGGCGCCGACGGGTTCGAGGTCGACGGTCACCCGATCTCGTCGTTGTCGGGGTCCACGCTGGACGCGCTGGGCCTGGCCATCCGTGTGGCGCTGGTCCGCACCTTCCTGCCATCGGCACCCTTCCTCATCCTGGACGAGCCCGCCGCGGCCATGGATGACGCTCGCACCAGCAACCTGCTGGGCTTCATCGCATCGAGCGGCTTCCAGCAGATCCTGCTGGTGACGCACGAGGACGTGAGCTCGGCGGTGGCCGACCACATCATTTCCCTGTAACCACAAAGGAGCTTTCTTTGAGCAATAACGAGAATCCGGACCAACCGGACACCGACGAGATCACCGGGCACCTGGAGGAGATCCACCGCCTGACGGACTGGAACGCAGCGTTGCGCGCCCAGCGCAACGACATCCACGTGGCGCAGGCCCGATCCAAGCGCAACTACTTCTCCGGGCAACCCTACATGTCCAAGCTGGAGCAGGCCCAAGCGGACCTTGACCTTGCCGAGGTCGAGCGGGACCTCAGCGCCAACAACGCCGAGATCGAGCGCCTGCAGCGCGTGATCAAGGGTCTGCGCGCCGCGAAAGCGGGGTCGTGATGCCCACGATCTTCGTCCTGGGCCTGCTCATCAGCTTCTTCGTCGGCCTCGGGGCTGCCATCGAGATCCACAGAGAGAAAAAGCCTGAGGGCTTCGTCTACTTCGCCGCGGCTGTCTCGCTCATTCTGGCGCTCCTGTTGCTGGACAACATCGACAAATTCTTCAAGGACTACTCCACATGCTTCCCGATCTGAAACAGGCCCGCCTGGCGGCTGGTCTCAAGTGGTTCCTGGGTCTGGGCACCGCGGCGCTGCTGGCCCCGGTCATCTTCCTGGCGGTGCAGGGCCTTGTCGGCCTCGTCATCGCCGGCGTCGTTGGCCTGGTGCTGGTGCACGGTGCGCCGCTGGCCTCGCGCTGGATGGCCACCGTGGCACTGCAGGGCTTCAAGGGGTTGGCCCGCACCAACCCCATCGAGACCCGGCAGTTGATCTCGCAGAAGCGCCGCGGCGAGCTGGAGGCCTCCCTGCAGGCCATCAAGGCCTTCTCCGCCGAGGTGCGCAACGTCGAGAACCATGCGATCGCGCTCAAGCAGGCCAACGACGACGTCGGCTACCGCGAGCTGTACGAGACCTTCGAGAAGCTCGATCAGGTCCTCGAAGCCCGCAAGCGGGCCTACCAGCGCGCTGTGGAGGCGGCCGACGAGTACGACAAGGTCACCGAGAAGGTCGCCCGCCGCTGGAAGGCTGCACAGGCGGCCCTCAAGGCCCAGAAGCTCGCCGGCAGCGCCGCCAGCAAGGAGCTTGACCGGATCATGAGCGAGGAGGCTGTCGAGTCGGTCGACACCGCGCTCAACACGGTATTCGCCGACCTGGAAACCACCTTGCTCAGCGAGAACATCGCCATCGAGCACAAGCCCGCCGACGTGATCGAAGTGCCGGCCGTCCGCGTCAAGGAGTACGCATGATCTACCGCATCGTCGCAACCGTGCTGCTGCTGGTCGCCCTGGGCGCAGCAGTGGTGCTGACCGGGGGCGAGACCCGCCCCTCCGCCGTGTCTGAGCAGGCTCCCGCCGGCCCGGACGATTCCACCATGAAGTCTCTGAGGATCGAGTAATGCGCATCTACACCCACGACAAGGGCATCCACTACGTCAACGCCCTGCATCACCCCGAAAACCCGCTGCACGGCCGCGAGTACCAGGTCTCAACCGGGTTCGGCGTCCACTACCTGAACTTCCAGGGTGGTCCGATCGGCGAGGGCAACGACCTGCTGCTCAACGAGCAACTGCTCGCTGTGCTCCGCCACCGCCTGACCGTGCTGCACGCCAAGGCGCCGGACGATGAGACCCTCCACGCCCTGGCCCACCTCAACGAAGCGCAGGCTCTGCTCGAGTGCCGTGAGCGTCAGCGCGCCCAGTAACCCATCCCCAACCGTGACGAGAACAACAATGCAAAAGCTCACACAATTCCGCGCGCACATCGAGCGCTTCTTCACCGCCGCCTTCATCGCCGCCATGGCCTTCGTCGCCATGTCGTGCGCCCCCGCACACGCCCAAACCCTGAAGGTGGCCACCGGCAGCGCCAAGCTGACCTACTCGGCCATGTTCAAGGAGATGGTCCAGCACTGCGGCAACGCCCTGCCGCTGCTGGAGGTCAACTCCAACGGCTCCATGGACAACGTGGACAAGCTGGTGGGCAATGAGGTCAACGCCGGCTTCGTCCAGTCCGATGTGTTGTGGCTGCGCGCCCGCACCGAGGAGCTGGGCAACGTGAAGACCCTGCTTGCCCTGCACAATGAGCAGGTGCACATCATCGCCCCGGTCCGCTCCGGCCTGAAGACGGGCGGCGTCATGGGCGTCGGCGGCAGCGAGGTGGTGATCAACGACATCACCGGCCTGGCCAACCAGCGTGTGGCGGCCACCGGCGGCAGCGCGGTCACGGCCAAGGTCATCCGCCTGCAGTCCGAGATCCCGTTCACCGTGGTCGAGTACCCCAGCAACGACGCCGTGATCAAGGCCTTGAGCACCGGTGAGGTGGCTGCCGCTGTCGTTGTCGGGGGTCAGCCGCTGCCTTTGGTGAAGGGTTTGAGCAAGGACTTCAAGCTGCTGGCCATCCCACCGGCCGTGCAGGAGCGCTTGAAGGGTGTGTACCGCACCACGCGCCTGAACTACAGCAACCTGAACGCCGCCGGCGTGCCCACCGTGGCCACCGACGCGCTGCTGGTGACCCGCGAGTACAAGACCGAGCGCATGGTCGGCGCCCTTGCCTCCTTCCGCGGCTGCGTGCTGGGCAAGGTCGACGAGCTCAAGGAAACCACCGGCACGCACCCTGCCTGGCAGGCCGTGGACGCCGCCAACCGCGGCAAGTGGACTTGGCTGGACCTTCCGAAGCGCTGACCGTCATGGACATCCAACACCTACGGGACTGCCTCGGCTATTGCCCAGAAACCGGTGCGTTTTGGTGGAAAACTGCTCCACCCCGTCGACCAGAGCTGAAGGGTCAGCCGGCTGGCTACGTGTCAGGAGGTTACCTGCTGATCGGCGTGGGTGGGAGGAAGTACCTCGCCCAACACCTTGCGGTGGCCCTGATGACCGGCAGAGCGCCCGTCGGTGTAGTCGACCACGCTGACCGCAACCCGCTCAACAACCGCTGGAAGAATCTTCGAGAGGTGACCCGGGCGGATAACGCCATCAACAGCGGGGTCCCGGCCAACAACACCAGCGGTTTCCGCGGGGTGTCGTGGCACCGAGCCTCGGGCAGGTGGAGGGCGCACATCACCCTGAGCGGCCGTCAGGTAAGCCTTGGGTACCACGCGCACATTTCCGACGCCGTTACGGCCCGGAAGTTGGCTGAGGCTGCTGCGTTCCCCGCCGTAACCTGACAGCGCGGGGCTTCGGCCCCGCTTTTCGACAACAAAAAGAGAAGGACCACCTTCCATGAGCGACCTAGACGCAGAGATGCTTAGGGTCTACAGAGGTTACACGCGACTGGACCTACTGCGTGAGATAGCCCACATACACAACGAGGTCCTCCTCACGGCGGATCGGTTGGCCCTGCTCAACTCCGAAAGCTGCCTAGCTACGCTTGAGGGGCGGGCACGGAGCGCTGGAGGCCTGACCTTCGCCCTCTGGAACCTGCCGGGGTGTTACGCACTGATCAAGGGTGTGAATGTCGTCTACGTGGGTACGAGCACAAGCGTGCTTCGCCGTGTGTCCGAGCACCGCTCAAGGGCGGAGAATGGTTTGGGGCGGAAGGATTTCGACTGCGCCGTAGCGATCTACATCGAAGACGGGCCAGAAAGGCTCCGGTGGGAACGGGAGACCATCGCAGCCCTGAACCCCCCGCTGAACCGGATGGGTGTCAGTGACATCGGCCGCAGGCTATCCGCGATCCGAGCCAGAAAACAAAAACAACAACAAAAAGAGAAGGACCACCTTCCATGATCAAACTCACCCTCTCCGAGAAAGAAGCCGCCGAGGCCCTCGGCTGCTCCATCTCCACCGTGCAGACCCTCGCGCGTCAGCGCAAGGTTCCGGCCACACGCTTCGGCGACGCCGGCTGGGTGTTCCCCATCAAGCCCTTCGAGGAGTTCCTGAACAGCCGGGCCTGGGCCAACATGGAGGAACCGCCTGAACCCATGAAGACACCCACCCAGCAGCTCCACGACACCCTGATCGGCCCTGGCCGTGTCGGCCCCCTGGGCAACGCCGTCGCTCAGCCACCGATTGACCCGAACCGGAAGATCCGGACGGAACCGCAGATTGCCAAAGCCGTCACCGGGTTCGCCTGTGGTGACAGGATCAAGTTCAAGGGTCCTCCGAAGCTGGTGCCCCTGATGGAACCTACAGAGGTGGCCCCCGCTTTCGGCCCGCGCTCCTGGAGTGTCTGCGGATGAGCTACGCCGCCTTCCCCGTCAACGACGTCCTCGCGGCCTGCGCCAACTACAACACCTGGCGCAACGACCACATCCGCAACCAGCGTGCACCGGTCATCGAGCGTACGCTGCGCCGGCACCGGTCAGGCCTGTTCGGGTGGTTCCACCGGAAGATGGGCCACACCATCGACCGAGAGTGGGTCATGCGCTACCTGGAGCGGGACAGCCTTTTCAGCAACTACAACGTCCTGGACATCGCCGACTGGGGGCGAGCAGGCTACATCGACAACCTGCAGTCGCTGGCCGAGGTGGCCCAGATGCGTGGCGTCAACACGATCCACGTGGACGCCGCCACCGTCGACCGGCTCAAGGGCTTTTGGCCGCGAGCGACTGACTGATCCGCTCGACAAGGTCCTCGCCGCGGATCGACGCGTATCTGAGCGCCATCTTCGTCGAGGCCCAGCCCATCACGCGGCAGATCTCGATCTCGGACAGGGCCCACCGGCCCTGTCCGTCTCGAAGCTCAAACCAGCGGCATGCTGCCTCATGCCTCAAATCGTGCTCGGTGAAATCGCTCACCCCTGCATAGTCGAACAGCACCGCAAAGCGTGCCGACAGGTTCGACGTGGCCTTCTTCCGACCCTCGGGAGTCCCGTCCCAGAACGGGAACATCAGGCCCACCCTCCCCTCACACCACGTCTCCAACTTCACCCGCAGAGCAGGTTTCAACGGCACCGTCCGAGGCTTGGCCGCCCCCCGGTGACCCTTGGACCCCTCGACTCGAAGGAACCCCGCCCCAAGC